CTAGGCTGCATGCCCCATGTTCTGCCCCACACTTGCGGATGCGGTCTGCTGGATGATCCATTCGTCCAGCTGCGTCGACAGCCAGAGCGAACGCGAGCAGACCTTGTGCGGCTTCGGGAATTTCCCGGCCTGCATCTGCCGATAGATCGTCGCCGGGCTGAGCCCGACCTTTGCGCGCACTTCCTTGATGGGCAGGAGCCGTAGCTCGGTCTCGGTGTCAGGCATCGGGTGTCTCCTTCAGCAGATACTTCGTGTCGATGTTCCAGCCGGCCTCGCGCGCGCCGAGCAGGCGCAGCTCAGCCGCGTCGAATTCGTCCAGGCGCAGGAACGCGATCGCTGCATCGATATGGCCGGGCGCAAGCACGCGCCCGCGCGACAGGCGGTCGTAGACGTTCTGCACGCAGCACTGCCATGGCTCGGCCAGATCCTGGATGCGTTTGCCCTCCTCGAGGAGGTGGCGCTTCAGCACCTGGCGCACGGTGGCCTTGCCGACCGGCACGCGGATGGGCCGGCCGCCAACGGCAAGCCCGTTGCTTCGCGCCTGGCGGGGAAGGGTGCGAAAGCCGTCAGCCATTACAGCCGCCTCCTAGCTTCTCGCTCCGCTTCGGCTTTCTGATCGCGCATCGCGCGGCGGTCCTCATGCCCGAGCCTGTCAAACGCATTGAGAGTCAGCGCTGCATGGCGGGAAGTTTCCCGTTTGTTGCGAGCGCCCTGGATATCGTGCACTTGGGCTTCCTGTTCGGACGGCTCAGTCATCAGCTAGCCTCCTGCTGGTAGGCGTCCCACGCGCGCTGCACGCGTTGGAACTCAGCTGCATCGCCGCCGGCACGGTCAGGGTGGTGTTGCGAGCGCAGGCGCCGGTAGCTGCCTTCGGGGTCGGCGGGATCCAGTACGTCGCGCCAGGACAGCGCCACCGGCGCGGGCAGGGCTGCGAAGCCGGTGAATGCCCGCTCCATCATGTCGGAGCTGCCCCAGCGCTCAATGCCGCGAATCGCGCCGATCGTCAGTGTGATGGCGCGCAGATTGGCTTCGCGCTTGGCGAACTTGTCGCAGGCCAGGACCATCTCCACACCCTTGCGGGTGAAATAGACGGCGATACCCTCGTCGTCGTTGCGCGGCTGCTGGCTGTAGGGCATGCCGTCCTGGCGCAGCTTGAGGTTGCTGCTGACGATGATGTTGCGCGCGCCGAGCCGGCCAAGCTCGTCCACCAGGTCGCGGAATGCGCGGTCGGTGGTCTGCGCCTTGAACGGACTGTGCGCGCGGAGGTGGCCGGGCGTGCGCGGCCAGCCTGCCGGCCAGGTCAGCGGATAGCGCTGGTCGGGGCGCTCAGCCATTGCCCACCTCCGGCTTGGCCTGCTGGTCGATGATGCTCAGGACATCCGCCAGCACAAGATCGGGATCGGTCTCCTCGGCGGGAACTCGCATGCATCCATGTCCGGACACGATGCGCTCGATCGCGGCCACAATTCGTGGGCGCAGGGCTGCCAAGTCCTTCGCCGCTGCCGGCTGGGGGTACAGGTCGTCGGCAAACCCACGTATCTCGCCAACCCGCAGCGCCGCGACATCCTTCCCAAGCATCGGCGCCAACATTGCGTAGTAGAGCGTGTGGATGTATGCCTCTCGCTGCTGAATTGCGGCGTTGAAATTTTCATCTGTGAATTTCATGCTGCGTCTCCCGCTGCCGGCTGGGGGTGGGTGGCGCGCATGGCGGCGTCGATGGCCTGGCGAGGATCATCGACGAACACCTCTGCGACAAACTGAATCCGATTCGGCATCACGAATTGGCTGACCCGCCATCCAACGTCGGCATCGCCGGCGCCAGTCGGTATCTCGATCGGGTCTAGACGCCAATACTCGCGTGCGATCGCATCGATTCGCTCGGCATCGCGCAGCCCATCAACCGGCACAGCTGTAGGCCAGGCGAGTGCGAGCGCGCCGAGGACTTCGTCAATCTGGCCGATCATCTTCTGCTGGACGGGCGGCAGCGCCGACTTGCAGGTGAAGTTTTCGACATATGCGCGTGCATTGCGCAGCACGATGCGCATGCGATTTAGTTGTGCGATGGTCCTCGAGAGGTCGGGTGCCGGCACAGAAGCAGGCGCGGGCTGCCCCAGATCGCCACCAAAGCCGTGCGCGATCCGCAGGGACTCGTTGGCCTTGTCCTCCGACACGAAGCCGGCGGCGACAAGCATCTTGATCGCCATCCGGTCGGCCTGCGCGGGTGGGGCAAAGTAAAGCGGCCTGCGCTCGGATGCCCGCGAGCGACCGTCATTACAATGACCTGCCGGGAAAGTGTCGGACCACATTGGGCCGAAGGTCGGATGCACAGGCACAAACGCCGCCGGCTCCACCCCCACCGGCTGGCGGGCGTCGCGGGCTGAAGCTTGCAGCTGCTCTACCGCATCACACGCCCTAACGAGGCGATCGGCCAGGCGGGGCTGCCCGGCGGCTGCTAGCTTCTGGGCTGCATGGGTAATGACATCACATGGGTCTTCGATATCGTGCGCATCCCCGCCGCTCGCCGCGTCGGGACGGGCCAACTGTTCGGAATCTCCGAATGGTTCGTTCAGACCCGCGGCCGCGCCGGGCTGCTGCAACTGTCTGGAATTGCCGGAAGGTTGGTTCAGGACGGCCGCGTCCGGCCGTGGCCGCGCCTGCGCAACAGCATCCCAGAAACCGCGCACTGCATCGGTCGTGCTGACACCTTCACTGACCACGATGTCGCCAGCGGGTGTTACCCGGAACAGCTCACGCGGATGGCCAAACACCAGGTCGCTTGCAAGGAGGGGCTGCACAGCTGTGGCTGCACCGGCGCTGGTTATGAGCGAAGGTTGATGCGCCGGGCACGGCCAGCGGAGAGAGCCATCGCCCGACGGGCAGGTGCATGTGGTCTCTGTCGACATGGCTCAGCCCTCCACCTTCGCCAGGCGCAGCGCCTGCTCGAGCACAAGGAACAGGCGGCGCATCTCGGCCGACTGCAGCGCGAAGCGCGCATCCAGCTCTGCACGCGCACCGTCGCCCTCGACGTCGTCGAGCTGGTCCAGCGCGCCGTCCAGGAACTTGAGCTTCCGGATCACCAGATCCTCGCCGAGGACGAACGACAGGTTGTCGTCCAGCACCAGCGCCAGCTTGGTCACCTGCTTGCCGGCCTCCAGGTGCTTGTCGATCTCGTCGCCGCGCAGCTCCTGGTGCTGGCACTTCACGATAGCGCCGCCCTCGATCGGGTCGCGCAGCTCGGCCTCCTCGCCGATGCTCAGCGATTCCGGCAGCGGCTCGCCGGCGATCCATCCGGTGAGCACGGCGCGTGGCGCCACCTCGGCATTGAGGGGCAAGGCGGGGAAGCTGCCGAGCATGCCGCGGATCTCCGACACGACGCTTTCGCCGACCTTGCGGCTGGATGTGTCGACGATGACCAGGCCGTGCGCCAGGTCGAGGATCACGTCGGTGCGCGAGCTCTTGACGAAGGCGCGCGGCAGCAGCTCATGGATCAGGTCGTCCTTCAGGCGCTTGCGCGCCTTGCCGCCCGGCCGGCGTGCGTCGCGCTTCTCGATCTCGGCGCACTTCTCCTCGAGCGCATCATTGATGACGGCGCCGGGCAGCATCTTGTCCTGGCCGCCGACGGCCAGCCAGAGGAAGTCGCCCAGCCGGTGGCTGAGCTGCTCGGTCTCCTCGCGGCCGAACGGGGAGACGAAGCCGCGCGAGGCCATCTCCAGCGGGCCGACCGGCTTGAGCGCGCACTGGGGCAGCAGGTCCTCGACGGCGGACAGGTCGAGGAAGGTGGGGAAGCGGAACATGGTGAGGTTGCGAAAGAACATGGGCGGTCCTAAGTGGATTCGGTGAGGGAGATGCGCTCGCGCATCTGCGTGACTTCGTCGGGGTGCTCGGCGCGCCAGGGCGCCCAGCTGGGATCGGTGAGCTTCCAGCGGACCCACTCGTCAACGTCGGGCGTGGGTTTGAAGGGATCGCGGTGCATGTAGACGCAGGCGATACAGAGCTCGGCATTGCCGCGGCCACTGGTGGCGAACTGTCTGTGCTCCGCGCAGAAGAAGAGGCCGCATCCGTGCGTGCCGCCGTCCGGCTCACCGCCGCAGATGTGGCCCAGGCCGCGATCTATCTCTGCAGTGCAGCCAGGGTGGTCGCACGTCGCCGGCACGCCGTAGCCGACGTCCCGCTTCCACCTCTCGGAATAGCCGACGGCCCAGCTCATGGCGTCACCCGCCTGAAGCCGATGACCCACACCCAAGGGTTGGCGTCCCAGTCGCCGCCGGTGGACTGCCACAGCTTCTGAAAAGCGCCGCGCGGCGAGCTGTCTGCATTCGGATCGCTGTCGGGGTACCCGGTGCCGTACATGGCGGGTATATCGCCCATGTCGTACTCGATGATTCCTTCAGCGGCGGCATCGGCGTCGCTGATCGCCTGCAGCCGCTCGACGCGCACGTCGGTGATCTCCAGCACCAGGCGGCAGGCCGAGCGCGGCATGCTGGTGCTGGAGCGCCACGGCTCCCGATTGATCTCGCCGCCACCCATTTCCGGCTGATCACCGTCGGCCGCGTACCACAGGAACGGATGGATGCCTCGCTCGTACAGGCCGGTAACGGGGTTTTGCTTCTCCCAGTGCCGGCCATGCGTCGCAGTCAGGTCCGCCCATTTCTCGCGCACCCACAGCCGGTCGCCGATCTCCCCGAACGGGCATTCGGCCCAGTAGCTTTCGCCAGCCAGTGGATGCTTGGCAGGAAGGATTGGCCAGCGGCGCAGCGGCTTGAGCGCTTGGCCCGCGGTTTGCTCCTCTGACCAATAGAAGAGACCCGATGGCCGATCGCCGCCGAACGTCGTCAACGAGTAGCCTTCCGCTGCGAAAGTGGCCCATTCGGGCGGCAGCTCGCCCCCGACTTTGACCACGCACCGCGTCTGCGACTTCGCGCCGGACAGGATGGCGCGCACCTCGTGCGCTTTGAGGCGGATGGGGCGCTCACGCATGGTTGTGCTCCTTGTCGATCGCCGCGAAGCGCTGCGGGATATGGGTGAGATCTGGGCGCTGGCCGTTGCGCCAGGCGGTCTGGAAGTTGCGGCCGAACTGCTCGCGCAGCTGGTCGATCTCGCGGGCTTCGGGTGAGAGCTGGGCCTGGCGCAGCTGGCAGGCGCACTCGTAGCGCTGCAGTCGCGCGGCGAAGGTGATCTGGCGCGGCATGCCGGCGAGGTCGTGCTGCAGGATGGCGTCGAGGCCACGGCCGAGGAGGGCGATGGTCATGCGACGTCTTCCAGCGGCAGGCAGGCGCTGATGCCGCGCAGGCGCTCCTGCGCAATTTCGGCGTATTCCGGATTCAGTTCGATACCCAGCCAACGGCGGCCCAGCCGCTCAGCGACCACCGCGGTGGTGCCGGCGCCCATGAAGGGATCCAGCACGACGCCACCGGCCGGCGCGCCGGCGAGCACGCACGGCTCGATCAGCTGTTCGGGAAATGTTGCAAAGTGCGCTTCCCGAAATGGCTTGGTGGCCACTGTCCACACGCTTCGCTTGTTCCGCGTTTCTGTGTCGAACGATTCGGGCGCGCGATCGGCGCGGTGCTGAGCGGCCTGCTGCCCGGGCAGCACGTGCGCAGCCACGGCACCGGCACGGGCGATGGTGTCTCGCCGCGAGCGGCTGCCCACGGCCTTCATGGCGCCATTGGTCTTGCCAGGGACGCGGTCGCTGCCGGCCTGCGCGTCGAGATTCTGCGACCAGCGTGCCAAACTGCTGGCAGCCGCCTGCTCGCGAATAGCGCCCTGGTCGAAGTAGTAGCGCGGCGACTTGCTCAGCAGGAACAGGTACTCATGCGCCTTCGTGCACCGGTCGCCGACGCTCTCCGGCATCGGGTTCGGCTTCGACCAGATGATGTCCTGCCGCAGATACCAGCCGGCCTCCTGCAGCGCAAATGCAACGCGCCACGGAATGCCGATCAGGTCTTTCGGCTTCAGCAGCTCATCCGAGGCTGGCACGCGGCGCGAGCGCTTGGGATGGTTGGTGATGCTCTTCCGCTGCATCTGGCTGGCGTTGTACGCCGAGTTGCCGTGCGAGGTTGTGCGACCCTCCGCGCCCCAGCTGCCGGCGTAGCTGTCGCCCAGGTTAAGCCATAGCGTGCCGTCGTCGCGCAGGACGCGGCGCACTTCTTCGAACACCGCGACCAGGCGTGCGACGTACGCTGCCGGCGTTTCTTCCAGGCCGATCTGGCCGACCATGCCGTAGTCGCGCAGGCCGTAGTAGGGCGGGCTGGTGATGCAGGTCTGCACCGAGGCGTTGGCCAGGGTGGGCAGGATGCTGAGGCAGTCGCCGACATGGATTCGCTGAAAGGAGGTCATGGCAGAATCGCCTCCTGACTCAGGGGAATGACATGGAAACGTTGAGATGGGCCCTTTTTCGTTGCTGGCCACTTGGACCTTCGTGCGAGGTCAACTGGGATGCGTGGGCCGCAATTGGCACGATGGTAGGTGTGCTCACCGCCTTGGCCGCGCCCTGGATTCGAGACTTCGCACTTCGCAGAAAGGCAGACGCTGTATTCGCACTGGCCTATAAAAAATCCATGCTGGACGCTGTCCTTGCTGTTTCGAAATTTGAGCGGCGATTCCGCGAAGACCTTTCTGAGAAGATCGATTCCGAAAGCGGCGAGGCGCTTCATGACTTCAAAGCGATTACGGATGAACTTCTTCTGGTTGCTGCGCAAGATTTGGACGTATCGCGTTGGCCGGCTGTTAGTCAGGGACTCGCGCATAGCGTCGCTGAGGCGCTTTACCTGCTGCGCCAATTTGAACCGTATTTGGACTTGATGGTCCGACGCCTGAAAAGCGAAGGGCCGTCGGAAAAGGAATGGAATACCTTTCACCGCTATCTCGCCGTCACTGCAAGCGCTGTGAGGAAAGCGGACGATCAATGCTTGAAATCCATCAAGCGAGGCTGGCGTAGATGAGGCGCTCACTTCGTGATCAACCTGGTGGTGTAGGGGACGATGGTTTCGGCGCGGCGCGCGACGGCGCGCATTTGATTCGCGGTGCCTTGCCAGAAGCGCCACGGGTGCGCGCCGGGCTTCTTGGCGCGGGCCAGGGCCGCGCGCTGTTCCGGTGTCTGCGCGGTGCTCATGCGTGCGCGCGCTGTGCGTAGGGCGCCAGCGGCGGCGCGATTGGCGGGAGGTTGCGGGGCAGGTCTTCAACGGGCGGCATCGGAGCGACGGCATCGGCGATCGCTCCGTACCAGCACTTGAGCTCGCGCCAGCTGTCTTCCGGCAGGTCGATGAAGGCGCCGCGCACGTAGATGTAGTGGCCCTTGGCGACGTCAGGCTCGGGCGCGACGAAGTCGATGCCGTGCGCGCGGCCGATGATGATCGAGACGGACGGCACGCCGCGAACGAGCGACTGCAGCAGCCAGCTGTTGCTGTTGGCGTCCCAGCGCAGGTCCACGTCGTAGTGGAAGCCCTTGACCGTGTGGCGAAATGACTGGCGGCTCACGCGGCACCGCCTTGATGCAAAGCGCGCATCGAATGTTCAGTGCAGGACAGATCGAACAGCTGCTGGTGAGATTCGTGGTCGCAAGCCACACATGTGTACGTCTTGGAGCAGGTGCCGCAGTTGCGCACTCCAAACGAGACGCCGATTGCCGCTGCGAGTAGCGCATCAATTGCGCGTTTCGCCCCGGCTGCCCCAGCGAGCTGGGTGACGCAGACGCCATCTTTTACGACGTCAAAGCAGGTCACGTTGCGCTGAAACACCAGGTAGCCGCGATATTCGGTCGGCTTGGCGTCAGTCGAATAGACATCCGGGCCATAGTCCAGGCGTCCCTTCTGATACCAGGGGTTGATGTACGTGGCGCTCATGCAGCACCGCCGGCGGCGCGCAGCGCCTCATCGAACTGGTCGAGTGCCACGCGGATGGGGTGGCGGACGTGCACGGTGTCGGGGCTGCCGACGTTGGCGATCGCGATGGCGTGCTCAAGGTCGGCGGAGAGCTGGCGGCCTTTTTCGAACAGGTCGGCCACCGCGTCCCGAGTGGACGCGAGATCCTGCAGCAGCTTCCGGGCCTGCGGATCGCCCGCCAATCCAGCGACCGTCCTTGCCTGGCCGGTAGCGCAATCCAGCACAGTCAGCGCATCAACCGGCGCGCTCACGGCTGCACCTCGACGAAGGCCAGGCCATGCATGACGCACTGCGCGTGCGCGGTTGCTGGGAAGGCGGCGGCATCGGCGGGCATCACCGCGTTGGCGCGGGCGCAGGAGTCGGGGAGGGGGTAGTCGCCGGAGCCGACCGCGTCCACGGCGTCGAGCGCGTTTTGCCAGCGGCGGGCGCTGAACTCGTCGCGAGTCAGGACGGCGGCGACACCCTCGGCGCAGTCCGGCACGCGGCCGGCGGTGGCGAAGCCGTTGAGGGCGGCGCGCGCGATGCCGGCGCGCAGGCTCCAGTCGTCGACGCTGGCCAGCTCGTAGACGGCCAGCGCGGCGCAGAAGCGCGGCGAGGTGATCGACAGCTGTTCGGGGATGCCCTCACCGGTGGCGGTGGTGGGCTCTGCGGCGGGCTGGCCGGTGACGGCGCAGCCTGCGGCCAGTGCGGCGGCGAGGGCCAGGCAGGTGAGGCGAGCGTGGGCGATCATGCCGAAAGCTCCATATCCGCGTTCGCCTTCAGTAGCGCGGCCTCTTCGGCAGCCACGCGGCGATCGAACCACTGAAAAATTACGGTGACCAAGCCCGGCGCGTGGTCATTGAGTACTTTGACAGTGCCCCGGCGTTGCCATTTCTGCCCGTCCGCCTTGATGAGCGTCGTGGTTTCGTCTGCCTGCCAGTCGTACTGGGTGGCCGGAAGCTGGATGCGGTCGAACTCTTCCCGCGTCGCTGGGGATGCGTACACCAGCGTGGGAGTGGGCACCGCGCAGAAGGTGGTGGACATCTGAGTCTCCGTGCCCCGCGGCGGAATGCCGTGTTACTGGGGCGACGGACCTAAATTAGGTTAAACCTAATATAGGGTCAATAGGTCGAGCCTAATATTTTATGAAGTCGTTCATGCGTGCTGAGCAGTGGCGGTTTGTTACTATCGCGTTAGCTGTAGGGAAGCGGCCTCGTGCCGTTGTCGAGCGTGCAATCGAAGGAGCGGGAATGAGAAGCCGACAGATGCTGGTGATTGCTGCTGTCTTGGGAGGTCTGGCCTCTGTCGCAGAAGTGGGTGCGCAAGAGATACAGCGGGAGAAATTCGGTATCTCGCCTGCAAAGCAGGAACAGGCAGCTGCAAAAAAAGCGGAAGCGCGGGCTGCGCAAAACGCTACCCAGCTCGCTCCGCTGCACATGTCGATGGCCTTCAGTTCGGGGCTATTGGCTTGCGAGATGAAGCAAAAGCTGGCTTTCACGTCCGCCGGGTACCGCGACGGGGAGGGGATCGCGACTGCTCTTCGCCAAATGCATGAGGAGCGTGCCAAGTACGACGGCCAGGCTCTCGATCAGCTGAAGATCATCACCAGGTCGGATATGCCTGAGCCGGTCAAAGCTGCTGCCAAACAGGCCTACACATCGTGGGCTGCCTATCTCGATTCAATGCTTGCGGCCAACTCGCCACGTGAGGCGCAGCTTGTTGCAGTGGGGCCTGCCGCAGCCCAGTACCGCAAAGCGCTGCAGGACTTCGAGCTCGAGCAGAAGCTCAGCCGGTGAGCTGATCCGGCGGATTCTACGATCGAGCCGGTGCTGTAGCCGCCAGCACCAGACCCCACAAAGCAAAAACCCCGCCGGAGCGGGGTGAACTGATGCACTGCATTTCTGACCCATCAGCTTGTGCGTACGTCGCTGATATACAAAAGCTCGATCTCGCCATTTTTCAACGTTGCCTTACCGCGCACCTGGATAGTCGAGCCTTGCGCAAAAGCTGTCAGGTAAGGGTTAGGCGTCATGTCTGCCAATGGGTCGGTGATCTTGGCGCGGACGCGCTTCGAGTCGTCGGAGACAAGGCGCACCTTAGCGGTCTTGTTTTCCCGGTCGAGCTCTGAAATGACTAATTTCCAATCCTGCTCCGTGGCGACTTCCAGTTCGCCTTCGCTTCGAATTGCTTCCGCGGTGGCTTCATCGACAACGTATTTCTGAGCGATCGTCATTTGGGTACAGGACCGCCCAACGGGCGCAACAGCTTGTTTGATAGCAGGCCGCAGCGAGTCAGCCATCTTCTCCAACGTGGAATGAAGCCTATCTTGGTTGCTGCTCTGCATTGCCAGGACCTTGTCCAAAGCATCTTTGAGCATCTTCATCTCTTCACTCTTCCCGCTTGCGCGGCTAAAAATCCAAGCTAGCAACGCCCCAAGTGCCGGGCCTGCAAGACCGCTGAACAGCTGCTGCTGTTGCGCAAACTTCACAATAGCATCAATTGAAAAACAGTTCGCCCGTGGCTCCCTGACCATGACCCTCACTGCCATGGCCTGGTACTGCTTGGTGTACTCCCCGGTAGCCAGAAAATTACTGCTGACTGCGAGTATTCGGGCCATGCCTTGAAGCGACTCGCCTAACCCATTGAGTTCAATCTCATGTTGAGCTGCGTCGCCGCCGTCATAGCGGATCGGAACGCTAGTCTGGCTCTCTTCTTCGTCGTTCGCTTGCATGGTCCCTCCTTGGGATGCCGTGGAATTCAGTCCCGCCAGCCGCCCACCCAGTGGACGCGGCCGATGATGGTGATCGGGTGCTTCTTGGAGACCATGGGCTTGGGCTTGCGCCACTGGTGGTCGCCGGCGGGGTTGTCGCTCTGGAAGTACACGCCGGCCTCGAGCACGAGGGCGCGTTTCACGTAGTACTCGGGGTTGGCCATGCCATCGACCTGGATGACGTACAGGCTTCCGTCGACCGGCCGGGTGTCCGAGGTGTCGAAAAGGATGGCGTCGCCGTCCTGGATGGTCGGTTCCATGCTGTCGCCCCGGCCGTAGTACACGGCCAGATCGCGGCCCAGGATGCCGCGGCGGCGCAGGCTGGTCTTTTTGAACTTGAGGCTGTGGGTCTCGGCGTACTCCGTCGCCTCAGCGCCAGCGCCCAGGCCCACTGCCTGCGACCATCCGGTGACCTCGGCATATGGGTCTTCAACGTCCGGTTGGCTGCTGGCTCCGAAGTACAACTGGTCGAAGCTCACTCCATGGTCTGCCGCGATCCGCCGCGCCGTGTCGATCTCTGGGCGAAACTTGCCATTCAGCCAGTCGTTGGCTGTCACGTTAGACACCTTGTACTGACGCTGCAGGTAGGCGCCAGCACCGCGCCGGGGCACGTTGTGGCTCGAAAGCAGCTCCACTAGGCGACGACCAAACTCAGGCGCGTCCTTATCGGGGGGTCTCTTAGGCATAGCCTAAATGATGCCTTCAGAAATATTAGGTTTGCCCTGTTGCTTGTTTATTAGGTCAGACCTAATATGGCTCCTATGGACAGCCAAACCCCCTTGCAGAAAGCAATCGTCGTCGCCGGATCGCAACAGAACTTGGCGAACCAGTTGGGCATTCGCTCGGCATCTATCAGCGAGTGGAAGTCGCGTGGCCGCATTCCAGTGGAGCGCGTCCGATCGATCGAGTCGGTAACGGGCATCAGCAAGCACGAGCTGCGGCCCGACATCTTTGGCCCCAGTCCATTTCCAGTTCCTTCTGAGCAAGGCGACAGCGTGGAGCAGGTCAGCGCTGGCATCACCAAGCGCGCGCTGCGCGCAAAGCTCGGCCTGTCGAACGACGTCGGCCTGGCAGTGGTGTTGAAGCTGCCGCGCGACCAGGTCGAGGCGTGGGGCGAGGACGAGCAGCTGCCTGCGCTGCCCGCTGTCCTGGCGCTGGTCGCCCCGCAGCCGACCGAGGAACCCAAGGCTCCGTCCGATCTGGACGCAGAGCGAATCGTCCCCGTGGAGGTGGCCTGATATGCGCGCGCTGCCCATCCGCAAAGCCGTGCCCATCCGCGTCCGCCTGTCGTTCAATCGGCACCTGATGAAGGTGCTCGGCTTGCTGGCATGGCCGCACACATACCTTGATGGCCACCGGATGAGGTGGATCTTCAGCGAAGGCGAATACGACGCCGCAGCCGCTGAAAAATCGGCGTGCGGCGCGCACCCGGGCATTCCGACCGTGTCCGTAGACAGCAACGGCAGGGTCAACGGGTTGATGCGTCTCCCGCTGACATCTTCAGCACCTGAGCAATCTCCTTCGCCACCCGAAGCTGCTCGTCCAGCGTCTCGTCCCGAACAGGCAAATGCAGCGCCGTGGCTTCGACTGCTTCGATGGCTTCGTCGAGGTGTCCGGTGATCGCCGCCGCCGGCTTGCCCCAGTCGCGCGCCAGGGTGAGGACGACCAGGTGCAACCCGTTCGCTCTCCCCAGCGTGATCGCAAATTCCGTCTGCAGCCGCGCCAGCTCGGTTTCCAGCTGCGCAATCCGTTCTTTTTCGTCCATGTCGCCCTCCTTGCGGGCAGTCGTTGGAGCCGTGGGGGCACCAGCGTACCGCGCTGAGGGCGACGCCATTTTGATGCGTTCCGGCTGAGGCCGGTGCTGTTCCAGAGCAGTTGTTCTCCATGGCCGTGATGTTGCCGGCCGCCGTCACTCGAAACCACGTTCAGGCACAAACCCGATGAACATCACCGACGCTGCATACCACACCGTTCACTCCTACCCGGGCGGTAGCGTTGCACTTGCCACACGCTTGATCACCACGAAGGACGATGGCCGCGAGCGCGCCATGTCCGATGCGGTGCTGCGCAGCAAGGTCAATCCGAACACCAGCACGCACCACCTGACCTTGGCCGAGGCGAGCCAGATCATGGGCGTGACCGGCGACGACCGCATCCTGCACGCGCTGGCTGCCGAGCACGGCTACACCCTGACGCGCACCGAGACGCCAACCGGCGGCAACATGCTTTCCGCGCTGCTGCTGGCGTCGTCGGCGAAGGGCAAGCTGGCCCAGATCATCGGCGAGTCCATCGTCGACGGGCGCATCACGCAGAACGAGGCGGCAGAGATCGCAGCTGCGTGCGGCGATGCCCAGGCGATGCTGGCTGAGGTTGCCCAGCATGCCCGTGCGTCTGCTGCAGTGGGAGCGCACTGATGTCCTGGGGATCGAAGCATCCGCTGGTGCTGAAGTCGCTGCAGGCGACACCGGACGGTCTGAAAGCAGAACCGCTGGACAAGGCAGCGCGTGCCCGCTCAATGGCCGACTCCACGCAGCTCATGAGGGAAACCGCGGGTTTCACACGCCGGGCAACCACGAACCCGTCCCTGCGCGCTCTGCTCACCGCACGCATCAAGGATCTCGACAAGCGAGTCGCCCATTGGGAAGCGGTCGCCGAGGAAGCGGAGAGGGAAGCGGCGCAGGCAGCAGTGCAGGGCGGTGAGCAGTGAGCATGGCTGCCCAGATGCGTTTGCTCCGCGATGAGCGCTGCAACCCGGTCGAGATAGCAGCCGCGTTGAACGTGCCGGTGAAGCGCGTGCAGAACTTCCTGCACAGCGAGGCACAGTCGAGCTTCCACAGCCGTCGCAAACGGCGCGGCGCGATCGCGCGTGCGTTTCGTGGTTGGCGCGGACAATCCCTGGGCGGCGTGGTGATCAGCCTATGAGCACCATCATCATGTCGCAGTGCTGGCCGCTGCAGGGCCTGAGCGGTCCGCAGAAAGCGGTGCTCATCTCCATGGCCGACCAGGCCAATGACGACGGCGTGTGCTGGCCGGCCGTCGGCACGATCGCACGCCGGTGCTGTTTGTCCGAGCGCGCCGTGCGCAGCGCCATGGACCACCTGGAAGCCGTGGGCATCCTGGCACGCGAGCGCCGGTTCAACAGCAGCTCGAACTACACGGTCACGCCTGCCAAGTACGACGAATCGAAGTCGCCGGCAAAGGGCAAGCGCAAGGTCGGAAAAGCAGCAATTTCGGGTGCTGCACCGGGCGCAGGGGATGCGCCCCATGCAGGGGGTGCGCCCGATGCACCCCAGGGTGCGCCCGCTGCAGGGGGTCCGGCACCGGGCGCAGGTCTGGACCTGCACGGGGCGCCGCCTAACCGTCATATAACCCTCATTGAACCGTCAGGTGAACCGTCATCTCCGGCGTGCCTTGCGGCACCGCCGGCAGCCGATGCCGAGACGGAGCTTCAGGCGGCATGCCGATGCACGTGGGCTGCGTACGCCGCTGCGTATCGGGATCGCCACCACGTCACCCCGGTGCGGAACGCCAAGGTCAACGCCAACGTCAAGCAGCTGGTCCAGCGCCTTGGCCGCACCGAGGCCCCGCTGGTGGCCGAGTGGTTCCTGACCGTCAACGAGCGCTACGTGGTGCAGGGCCTGCACGACCTCGGGCTGTTGCTGGCCAAGGCCGAGGCGTACCGCACGCAGTGGGCCACCGGCCGAACGATGACGCAGACCCGGGCGCAGCAGACCGATCGCACCGAATCCAACTTCAGCGCCGCCGCCGAGGCGAAAGCGCTGCTCAACGCTCGGAGGAGCACCAATGCTCAGTAACCAGCAGCAGGACAAGCTGATCGATCTGCTCGTGGCCACGGCCGAGGTGATCGGCGACGAAATCCGCCCGATGGCTGCAGCGCTGATGGCCGATGACCTGTCGGTCTACCCGATGTGTGCTCTGGAAACCGCGCTGGCTCAATGCCGCCGCGAGTTGAAGGGGCGGCTGTCGCTGGCGGCCATCATCGAGCGCATCGACGACGGCCATCCGACGCCGAACGAAGCATGGGCAACCGCCATCCTCGCAGCCGACGAGCGCAACACGGTGGTGTGGACAGGGCAGATGCAGGCCGCTTGGGCGGTGGCGCAGTCGCTGATGAACATGGGCGACAAGATCGCTGCCCGCCAGGCCTTCCTCGAGGCGTATGCGCGCCTGGTTAAAGAGGCGCGCGCTGCACACCAGCCTGCAGCGTACGACGCGTCGATCGGTTTCGACGTGGCCGGGCGTGACGCGGCGCTGCGGCAGGCAGTCGCGCGCGGGCAGCTCACCCGCGAGGCGGTGCAGAGCCATCTCAAGATCGAGGGCCCGGAGCCTGCATTCAATCCGGTGGCTCTGTTGAGCGGCTCCGTGCAGGTGTCCGGTTCTGCATCGCCCAAGATGCGCGAGCGCCTGGAAGAGCTTGCCGAATTGCTAGACAGCAAGCCGCTGCTGAAGGGGGCCGCATGAAGGCCTATCCCGCCCGCGTTCGCGAATGGCTCAAGGCCAAGCCGGGCGCGCATTCGCCGCGCGTGATCTTGGACGGCATGGGCATCGCCCAGGGTGCCGAGAATCGCCGGCCGTACTACAGCGCCATCAAGGACAATGCCGACGCCGGTTACCTCAAGCGCGTCGGCAACGGCCCGCGCCCGGCATACGCATTCGTGTGCGATCCGCCGCCGCACGAGGGCGAGAGCCTATCCCGGGTCGAGAAGCACCGCGCCTACATGCGCCAGCGGCACCTCGATAAGGGCGGCCGCACGATGGCCGAGCGGCGCCAGGACGAGGCGCTGCAGAAGGCGGCGCGCGCGGAAAGGCTGGCGCAGGAGAAGGCCGAGCGACTGGCCCTTCGCCAAGCGGCCAGGGAGGCCAGGCAGCAGGCCCGGCTCGCGGCCAAAGCGAAGCCGGTGCGCTCGCCCAAGGGCTACACGGTCATTCCGATCCGCGCGTCCGTGCTCGGTCGGCCTGCTGCCGCTCGGCCGCCGGTGCAGACCGTCGACGACTGGATCCGTGCCGGCGGGGAGGTAACCCGTCTGCCTGGTGTCGAGCAGTACATCCCCGATCGGAGTAACGCATGAGCTACGTCATTGGTATCGATCCGGGCTGCTCCGGCGCGGTGGTGGTGCTGCAAAGCGCGGCCCAGCCCTTGCCGGTGGAGTGGATCCGCATGCCCACCCTCAAGGTCGGCCAGTCAACGCGAGTAGACGCCGCTGCAGTGGCGCGCTTCCTCCAGGACTTCGACGGCAGCCCCGTATTCATCGAGCAGGTGCATGCGATGCCGAAGCAGGGTGTCTCGAGCGTCTACACCTTCGGGCACGCCGCCGGCGTGGTGGAGGGTGTCGTCGCCGCCCTGATGCTGCCATTAACCCTGGTCACCCCGCAGACGTGGAAGAAGCGCGCCGGGCTGATCGGATCGGAGAAGGACGCCGCGCGCAGCCGCGCCATCCAGTTGTGGCCTCGCTGGGCCGACTTGGCCAAGAAGGGGGCCGGCCAGGCCTTTGCCGATGCAGCTCTGATCGCGCGCTATGGGAGCCAGCCATGAGCCAGCTCATCATTGCAGGCGACGCGCCGGCGATCACCAGCCGCGAGATTGCCGAGCTCGTCGAAAAGCGCCACGACAACGTCAAGCGGACCATCGAAACCCTGGTGCAGCAGGGCGTGATTGCTTCTCCTCAAATTGAGGAAAAGCCCACTGCCGGCCGTCCCGCCGCCGATTTCGTATTCACCGGTGAGCAGGGCAAGCGCGACAGCATCGTGGTGGTCGCGCAGCTGTCGCCGGAGTTCACTGCGCGCCTGGTCGACCGCTGGCAGGAGCTGGAGCGCCGCGTCGCCGCGCCGGCCGACCCGCTGGCGCTGCTGTCGGACCCGGCCGCGCTGCGCGTGCTGCTGGCCGGCTATGCGGGCCGTGTCGAGGAGCTGACGCCCAAGGCTGATGCGCTGGACCGGATCGCGACCGCGCGCGGATCGGTGCCGCTTCGTGAGGCGGCCAAGGCGCTGCAGATCCCAGAGCGCGAGTTCCTGTCGCTGATCGAGCAGAAGAAGTGGATCTATCGCAACCCGTTTTCCACCACCTGGCTGGCCTACGCCGGCCGGCTGCATAGCGGCTGCCTGGAGCACAAGGTCACCACCGGTGCCAAGCCGGACGGCAGCGAGTGGGTCCGCACGCAGGTGCGCGTCACCGCGAAGGGCCTCACCAACCTGGCCAAGGCGCTGAGCGCGCCGGCCGCGCTTTCCACCAATACGCACCACTGAGGCCCCGATGAGCGAAGACCTGATTTCCGACCAGCCCGCGCCGCAGCCGCGCCGCATGAAGCAGCCGACCAAGGACGTTCTGCGCGCCAACCTGGGCAGCAACCTGCAGAAGCTGATCGAGGTCAGCAGCGAGAACGCGCGGTTCCGCGCGAGCTGGTGCTGGCCGCTCTACGTCTGGACGCAGCGCCTGCGCACCGCGTTCGGCCGCGCCGGGAACGGCCAGTCATGACCGCGCCGGCCAAGCGCTCGGCCTGGGCGCGCAGCCAAGCCAGCCAGATCCGTGCGCGGCTCGATGGCATCCACAGCAAGCCGGCCATTGGCGAGCGCGAGCGCAGGAGCAAAAGCGCAGCGATCCAGGCCAACGAGTACCAGGCCCGCAAGTTCGAACGCATCGCGGCAGCAGCAGAGAAGAGGGGGAATTGATGGACACGAATACCAACGCAGCCGACCCGCGCGCCGCGCGCCACGAGTTCGAGTCGCTGGACGACGCGACGCACTGGCTGCTGCTGCAGGGCGCCCGGTGGGCAAACGTGCACGTCGACGGCCAGGTGTGGTGCCTGGGCCGGGATGGCAGCGCAGAGCCGGTGCAGGGGAGGGCCTGACCATGGCCGAGTTCGACAGCTTCACCGAGGCGACGCGCTCCGACCTGGAATGGTGGGGTTCCGAATTCGCGCTGCACCGGGACTTCGACTATCTGGGACTGGCCAGTAAGAACATGCTGCAGGTGCTGATCGAGCACCGCGGCGAGATGCCGCCGCCCAACGTGGGGTTCAAGCCGCTGGAGGTGGATGCCCGCGCCCAGCGCGTGGAGGACGTGATCGGCGGCATAGCCCGGCAGGACGTGGTCATGGCCTGCGTGCTGCGGGGCTACTACTGCGGGCGCGGCCGCAAGAACTTCGAGCGCATGGAGACGGCAAACAACCTGATCGCCAACGCCGGGCACGCGCCGCTGCGCCAGGGCGCCTACCTGACCCTGCGCGCGGCTGGGTTTGAGCTGGTCGGCCGGCGCCTACGCCCGAACGCAGTCCGCCCGCTGCTGCAGGTGGTCGCATGAAGTCGTATCGATCAGGTGGCCGCTCTTACCGATCAGGTCTGGCTTGCAGGGTTACGAAGCAGCGGGCCACAAATCGGAATCAAAGCGGTCTCAAGAGCAACTGCCAATTCAACGGTATTGGTGCAATCAGTGGTGATTTGCTCCCTGGACTCCGGGCGCAGTTGCTCAAGCTGCACAACCTTCAAACCCTGATCGAGCCAATACAGGCTTGCAACGAAGCTGTTCGCGATTGCACCGGCATGCCCGAGAAGGTGGAAATCGGGCTGGAAGGTGCGAAGGGTCTCGGCTCCCTCGAAACAGTCAGGCGGCATTTTCTTCATCGCGTCCAGATCCAACCTTTCGATTTGGTGCTGAAAATACTTCGCACGCCTTCGATAGCTCGAGACGTAGGGTTGGATTGCGCCTGCCACAACACGGGCGCGTGCGGAATCGTCTGCAATGCGCTGGGTTTTCTCCTTGCTCTTCTGCCAGTAGGGGACGGCAATCGCTACCGCAATAGCGAGGACGCTGCCTATGGCTTGTACCCAAGCAGGCCATTCCGACGGCTGCTTACTCGACGTCGCCAGACGCTGGGCAGTTGGTGGATCGATCAACGCCCAGGCAAACAGCCCTCCAAAGGCGAAGGCCATCACCGCAATGATGAAGAGGTCGCGATTGGAGACGGTGCTGGACATGTGGACTTTCTCTCCCGACAGCAGCCGATTGTAGGGCACGCCTGCGGCCCTTCGAGGGTTGTTTATGCGGCATAGCACCGGCACGCCGACAGCCGAGGAGGTCGTGCGGTTCGAGCTGTCGAAGGAGGGGCCGTGCATGGCGTGCGTGGTGCGCATGGCGGCCGGCCTGCTGCCGCGGCAGCTGGTGGTGGTGGGCTGCGACTACAACCACTGCAAGAGCGGCAACCGCCGGCGCGGGCATCTGTTCGGCTACGCACTGTGCGTGTGGCACCACCGTGCGCACCCGATGCCCAGGCAGACAACCAGCAGTACCCGCGATCGCTACGGCCCATCGCTGATGGACGGGAGCGCGCTTTTCCACGAGACCTACGGCAGCGACGACGAGCTGATCGCGCTGCAGACCGAATGGATTGAAAGAAAGAGGGGCGCGACGTTTTGAAAAAATGGCTTATCTACATGGCAGCAGTCCCGGTGACCGACGGGCGCACTGCGTTTCGAATCGGCCGCACCACTGATCTCGCAGGAGCGGTTTACGGTTTAATAGAGCTTTGCCCGTTGAAAATAGCAAAGGTGTGGAGCATTCCCGTTCTCGACAATCGTGCGGCGAGAGGAATTGAGCGCGATATCGCAAATGCATTCCGGGTGCGACATCTCCACGGTGCGTGGTACAGCTTCCAGACGAATTGCTCTTTGCAGAAGGCCGTTATGGCCTCCGCAATGGAAAGGGCCGCAGCTCAAGCCTCCGCCGGGATTGGCTGCGTCGTTGCATGGAAGTCTGTTGATATTGGAGCGATGTTAAAATGAATTGGGTATAGTGCAGTTGCCGCATAACGCCGGTGCAAAGAGAAGTGTTCATGGGATTTGACCCAGTTGCTTTCAACGCCTTGCTCGAAAAGACGATTCCGCTTGCTGTAACCTCAGCTATAACCTTCGGCGGCGTATTGCTCACTCTTCGTGCCCAGGGACGTAATTTGCATAAGCAGTTACAGGATCAAGCGGCCCAGAAGGTACAGGAGAGGTTGACCACTTTCCGGAGGTCCGTTTATGTGCCCTACGTGGAAAGCGTGCACAAGGCGATCGGGCTGATTGCTGAGCTTCCAAATGCGACGGAACATAAGAATGCGTTAGCGGCGGTCCTCGCAGCCCAGGCTGAAACATATAAGGTTCAGTTGATATGCAACGCGCCGCTATTCAAGAAAGTTCGAGCAACTAATTCAGCTATAGCGATATTCTATATTTTGGGGGAGGATCTTGCTGCCCCCATTAGACGGATTGACTCGCTTCTCGATAAATATGATGCTGATTCGAATAGGCTGGACAAGGAGATGGCTGCGCTATCTCGTCTGGATTCGACCTATTCTAACGAGGACAGAAAGGATAAATTGCAGCGATCAATAAACGCTTTAGGTCAGAAGAAGCTGGATTTGATCAACAAGCTTTCTGTGATGAAGGGCCACTTTGATTTAACTGTTACGGAACACAGTAAATCCGTAAGCAGGCTTGCGTACGAAGGCATCGTAATGATGCGCGCGGAGGTGGAATCGTCGGACGACGTCAGCGCTTCGAGAGGCGAGGCCGGTGATGAAAGTGACCGAATTGAGAATGAAGCGTCGAGGCTCATCATTGAGGCCCGATCGAGTTTGCAGAGGATGCTCGAGCAAAGGGGTTGACACCACATGTGGATTCTGCATAATTCACGCACTGGTGAAAAAAGCCTCCGCAGACATGTGGGGGCTTTTTTCGTTGCAGCTTTCGAGCCGGTAGTCACAGTGGGACGAATCCAGGCCACCTGCCAGCCGTGAGGCTTTCCGCTGGAGTCGCATAGAAGGGTGCTCCGTGACGGCGGCGCCTCAGCGACGCATCCACTGTGCCGGCTCAACTTCATTGACCGAGCTGGAGCATCACTCCGGCGATCAACGCCTTGGCCCCGTATGCCACCGCGATGGTTACGGAAATTTGGATAGGCAGCGAAACCCAGAGAATCTCCCTGACCCTGGGCAGCCTATGGCTCAGCTCGTTGTATGTGAGTAGGCCAAGCCTATTACCGACGTAGGCACCAACGCAGAAGTTCATAAGTTGTGCGGCCAGCCCTGCTACAGGGATGGAGTACTTGGTGGCGACGTATTGGAATAGCGCAGCCAAGGTGACGAGCTCAGCAAGCGTCTTCGTGAAGTTAATGAAGGCCATGACGGAAACGTCGAATGGCGTTTCTTTGAAGCGATCAATGAACTGCTTGGTGTTGTCGTACATGTCGTAGCCCCTGTTTGTTTTCTTAGAAATGGCGCCGAAGCGCCGATACTTTTCAAGGCCCATCATGCAGCTGACCGCCCAACAACTGAAGCAGGCGGTGAGTTGCTCCGACCAGACTGCGGAGCGCTGGATCGAACCGATCAGCGAGGCGTGCCGCCTGTATGGCATCAGCACGCCGCGCCGCGTGGCCGCGTTCCTGGCGCAGGTTGGCCACGAGTCCGCAGGCCTGGCCGCAGTAGTGGAAGGGCTGAACTACAGCCTGGAAAACCTGACGGCGGTGTGCAAGCGCGCGGCGCCGGGAAGCCGCTGGCGTTCACTGCTGCCACGGGTGAAGGAGCTGGCGCGCAACTCTGTCGGCCTTGGCAATGCGGCGTATGCGAATCGCATGGGAAACGGCGACGAGGCGAGCGGCGATGGGTATCGCTATCGCGGCCGTGGCCCGATCGGCAACACAGGCCGGGCCAACTACGCCGGCATGCGCGACACGCTGCACGCCAAGGGCGTGCGGGACGTGCCGGACTTCGAGAAGCAGCCGGAGGCGCTGGAGCAGCCCAAGTGGGGCGCACTGGCTGCCGCGGCCTTTTGGGACACGCGCAACCTCAATCCGCTGGCAGATGCTGGCCGCTTCGACGACATCACCGAGCGCGTCAACGGTGGGCAGAACGGCGCCGCCGATCGGCGTGCGCGCTACGCGAAAGCGCTGAAGGCGCTCGGAGCATGATGGTGCCGGACCTCGACGACGCCACCCTGCTGGCTGCGGAGCGTCAATCGCTCGACGAGGCAGTGTTGCTGCTGCAGGAGTGCTGGGGTCGCACGTCTCGCCCGCGCCGCGATGCGCGCAACGTCCTGCGGCTTGGCTACGGCCGTGCGATCGAGACGCGCGAACAGAGCGAACGGGTGGCCACGCTGGAGCTGACCGAGGACGTCATGGAAGCGCAGGAGACACTGCGCGGCCGCTTCTTCGAACTGCTGGCGGTGCACCCCGAGATGCGCCGCTCGCTCCCGTACATCATCGCGATCGCCGACATCATCGGCGCCGAGCTGGTGCGCGACGCCACGGACCTGTGGGCTGCGGCGCGGCGCGGTGACTGGCTGGAGTTCGGATCGGTCATCCAGGAATTCCGCTGGGAGCTTTTCAGCGATGCGACCGAGCGCGATAAGCGCGCGGTATCGCGGCTGGTGATGCGCCTCGCGATGGGCGCAGCGAGCCTGCCAACGTGACCTTCGCGCGCTACACGCTCGCGCAGGCACGCGGCGGTCTTGCAGTGCTCGTTATCGCCACGAATCTGATCATCCTCGCGGCGATGCTGGGAATCTCAATCCCGGCTGGCAACAAGGACATCGTGCTGCTGCTGGTCGGCGGCTTGGTCAACTTGACCGGCATCGTCGGTGGTTACTACTTCGGGTCCAACAACACAAGGAAATCCGGTGGCTGACAAATGGGATCGCGGCCTGCCGAAACGCGCGCCGACATTGCTGAAGCGTGCTCTGACATCCGTTGTGGTGCTGCTTCCATACCTGTACGTGAGCGAGTCGCTCGCAATCGAAAATGGCATGACGCACGAAGGGAGCCTGTTCGGCGCGCCGGCTTGGGTGCGGGTGGACAGCGACGAGCAGGTGACCGATACGCCGAAGGTGCCGGTCCTGCATCTGTGGTGTTTGCTTGTCGATCTTGGCCTGGAAATGGCCTCCTACTTCCTACGCGATGACCAGATGCTGGTCAGCCCGATCAAGATCGGTCGGGGCCTGTCATGAACCGCATAGCGATCGCCATCATCGCCGCGCTGGTGTGGTCGGGGGCCATGCTCGGTGCCGGCTGGGCCTGGCGCGGCGACCGTGCCGAGGCGGCAGTGGCCACCGGCGAGGCGGCAACTGGTAAGCAGGCCTTACAAGTCGAGCAGGCCGCGCGCGCCACCGAACACAAACAGGCCGAGGTGCTGGCCGACATTGGAGCCAAGCATGAAGAAGACCGGCAGGCGGCCCAGGCCGTCCCTGATGCTGTTGTGGCTGACCTGCGCAGCGGTGTGCTCCAGCTGCGCAACGACCTCGCCACCTGCAGCACTGACCTCCTGTCCCGTTCCGTCACCGGCGCCATCGAACGTGATGCGCACGCCCAACTACGAAGCGAGGTTGCGGGCGCTGCTGTTCAAATCGTCCGAGACGCCGACGACCAGCTCCGTGCCTGCCAAGCCGTAGTGCTGGCCGACCGGGGACAAGTCCCCCAATCAGCGCTCAGCGCTCGGCCGGGCGCCGCACCGGCGTGGAACGCGGCGTGGAACCTGACCGATAGGGCGAAGCTGAGCGGCGATGCCGAACATGAACGAAGCCTGATACGTTCAGAAATGGCCGGGGACCCTGGCGCATCGGCGGTCCTACCGGGGGGAATTCGGACCCCGGTGCGCGACAGTATTTCGGCCCCCAGGGATGCTCCACCACAGGTAGGCCAAAAGTGAAGAAATCCCCGGGGAAAACCCGCAATTCAGGGCAGGGCGCGCTGTACATCAGGTAAGACATGGCTGACATCCGGGACTTCTCGCCAGGTTGGTCGATTGCCAGGCTGGCGGACGAGTTCGGGATGGACCGGCGTACCGCTGCAAAGCGGCTCCGGGAAGCCGGGGTGCCGCCATCTGGCAAGCGCGGCACCAACGACATCTATCGGCTCGCCGATGCCGCGCCCGCACTGGTCAGCCCGAACGGCGCCAGCGGATCAGAGCAAGTCCTCGATCCACGCGACCTGCCTCCTATGGAGCGGCGCGCCTATTACCAGTCCGAAAACGAACGGCTCAAGGTCGAGACAACCACCGGCTTGCTGGTGCCGGCGGCCGAGGTGGAGGCCGATTACGCCGAGCTGGTGAAAAAGGTCGTCCAGTTCTTCGACACGTTGCCGGACGTGCTGGAGCGAAAGCTATCGCTGAGTCCGGAGCAGGTCATCAAGGCCCAGGAGGAATGCGACTGCGTCCGACAGTCGATGTATGAGGCAATCAGCGATGAGCCAGTACGCGACCGCGCGTGAGGTCAGACTCGGTGTAGCCGAGATGATCCGGCCTCCGCGCCGGGTGCGCGTAAGCGATGGGGCAAAGTCGCTCCACATCGCCAACGCCAGCGGTGCCGCCGGCCCCTGGGATCCGCGCGTCGCGCCGTACATGGTCGAGCCGTTGGACCTGACTGCGAGTCGGCTTTACGAAGCTGTGGTGTTCGTGGGGCCGGCGCGATCCGGCAAGACGATCGCCCTCATTGATGGCCGGCTGGCGTACACGATCACGTGCAATCCGGCCGACACGATGATCGTCCAGATGTCGAAGGACGCGGCGGAGGACTACAGCAAGACCCGGATATCGCGGGGCATCGCCGCAAGCCCCGATCTCCGCAAGAGGCTCAGCCCCCGGTCGCACGACGACAACATCTTGCTGAAGTTCTTTCGGTCGGGTATGTCGCTGCGCTTCGGCTGGCCATCGGTGTCGATCCTTTCCGGCAAGGACATCCACGACGTCCTGATGACGGACGTGGACAACTACACCGGTGACTTGTCGATCGACGAGGCATTTGGCCTGGCGCTCAAGCGCACGCAGACGTTCATGTCGGCGGGCATTTGCGTCGCAGAGTCGAGTCCAGCGGCCGATTACACAGACGGCGCGTGGAGGGCGGCACACCCGCACCACGCCCCGCCGGCCGCCGGCATCGCCGCGCTTTACATGCGCGGCGATCGCCGGCGGTGGTACTGGCCATGCCCGAGCTGCGGCGAGCGCTTCCAGGCGGCGCCCGGATACGACGGCTTCGCACTGCCGCCGCTTGAGGAGTTGCTGGAGCGCGTGCAGGTCGATGATCTGCAGAAGATGGCCCGGCAGTACTCGCTGCTGCATTGCCCGCACTGCGGAGACGGGCTGTCGCACCGGTGGAAAGCCGGCATGAACGAAGCTGGACGATGGGTGGGAGAAGGGCAGGAAATCCACCCCGATGGCTCGATCGAGGGTGAGTCGATCGACACGCGCATCGCGAGCTACTGGCTCGGTGGTGTGGCTGCGGTGTATCAGTCCTGGGAATCGCTGATGGAGCGATACCTGCAGGCGCTGCGCACCTTTGCCACGACAGGTGAGGAGAAGCCGCTGAAGTCGACGCACAACGTCGATGGCGCGATCAACTACCTCCCGATGGCGGCGCGTTCGACGTCGAACCCCAGCGATATGGAGGACCGCGCAGAAACGTGGCCCGCTGGAGTGGTGCCGCAAGGTGTCAGGTTCCTGCTCGCCACCGTAGACATCCAGGCCAACCGCTTTGTGGTGAAAGTCACCGGGTGGGGGCCGGGCGAAGGTGGCGGCTTGGAGCGCTGGGTGGTCGATTGGTTCGCACTGCGCACGTCGCAGCGCGAGGATGGCGCCGGCGGCTTCCTCGGCTTGGAGCCAGCGAAGTACCTGGAAGACTGGGAACGCCTGGTCGACAAGGTCATCCAGCGCAGGTATCAGCTGCAGGACGACACCGGCAGAAGCATGCCGATCCGTGCGGTGGGTATCGACTGGGGTGGCAAGTCGGGAACATCGGTGCGCGCGCTGGAGTTCTGGCGTTCGCTCAAGCTGCGCGGCCTGCATTGGCGGGTCCGCCTGGTGAAGGGCGATCCGAATCGCAACGGCGCGTTGTTCCGCGAGACCTATCCGGACAGCAGCAAGCGCAAAGATCGTAAGTCCGGCTCAGCCGGCGACGTGCCGCAGCTGCTGCTTAACGTCGACAGGCTCAAAGACACCGTCGCGGCCAACGTGAAGCGCGAGCAGCCTGGCCCCGGCTTTTATCACTTCCCGGACTGGCTGCCGACGAGCTACTTCGAAGAGCTGGTCGCGGAAACGCGCACCGCCAAGGGCTGGGAGAACCTAGCGAAGCGACGCAACGAAGCATTCGACCTGGCGGTATACGCAGAGGCGCTCGCGCAGTGGCTGAAGGTCCCGGCAATTCGCTGGGACGCTCCGCCGTCGTGGGCAGCAGAGTGGGATCGAAATCCGGAAGTGGTCGTGGGTGCGGTGGCGGAAACCCCGCGCCCGCGCGCTCCGCGTCGTCGGGTTGTACGCAGCAAATACTTGGGACGCTGAGATGGCATTCACGCAAGAACAAATCACCTCGCTGGAATCGGCAATCGCGAGCGGCACGCTGACCGTGCGCTATGGCGATCGACAGGTGACCTATCACAGCCTGAAGGAGATGCGCAGCCTGCTGACCCAGATGCGCGGCGAGCTCGGCGCAAGCCTTGGCGTGCGGCCCCGTCGCCGCACGATGCGCCTGTTCCAATCCGGTACGGGCAATGGCTGAGTTCGAAGGAAGCTACCGCGCAGGTGGAATGGGCAGGCGCTTGCGCCTCCTGCCGCCGGTGGTGCAGGGGCCGAATGCTGCCCTGGTCAACTTGCCTACGGTGCTGGCGCGCGCGCGGCACCTTGCACGCAATGACCCGTGGGCTGTCAGCGCGCTCAACAAGAGCGTGTCGAATGGCATTGCCACGGGCATCCAGGCAAAGCCCCTGTGGGGTACCAAGGCGTTCAAGGCTGCGACGTCCAAGCTGTGGAAGCGGTGGATCAAGTACAGCGATGCCGACGGCGTGCTGGATTTCTACGGACAGCAGGCGCTGGCGTGGCGGGAGTGGAAGGAAGCCGGCGAGGTGTTCGCACGGATCCGCTTCCGTCGTCCGACAGATGGGCTGCCGGTGCCAGTGCAGGTGCAGCTGGTGGAATCCGAGCAGTGCCCGCGCGGGTACTACTCAGTGGCCAGCAACGGCAATGTGATCCGCGAAGGCATCGAGTTCGATGCGATCGGCCGCCGCGTGGCGTACTGGATGTATCGCGAGCACCCGGGCGACCAGGCGATGGTGCCGAACGGCCACGAGCTTGTGCGTGTGCCGGCAGAGCAAGTGATCCACCTCTACCGTCCGAACCGGGCCGGCGCGCTGCGCGGCGTGCCCGCATCGGCGGCGGTGCTGCTGCGCATGTTCAATCTCGACCGGCTCGATGACGCTGTCCTCGAGCGTCAGGCCATCGCCAACTTGTTCGCAGGGTTTTACACGGTTCCCGACGCACAAGAGGGTGAACCCGGCGGCTCCACGCCAATGACGGATGACATGCAGACCGGCATGGATGCTGATGGCACGCCGCTCGCCGGCCTAGAGCCGGCGACGATGCAGGAGCTGCCACCTGGCTACAAGGTCGAGTTCTCGACGCCTCCCGGCGCCGGCACCGACTACGCCGAGTTCCTGCGCGGGCACCTGATGGCGATCGCCGCCGGGCACGACATTCCTTACGAGGTGCTCACCGGTGATCTGCGGAACGTCTCCGACCGCGCGCTGAGGCTGATCCTCAACGAGTTCCGCAGGGTGATCGAGTCGGACCAATGGCTCTACATGATCCCGATGTTCTGCCAGCGCGTCCGTGACGCATGGTTCGACCAGGCCGTGCTGGCTGGCCTGCTTGCCGTGCCCGGCTATGCGGACCAGCGCGACGAGGTCACGGAAACGCTATGGGTGCCCGAGGGCTGGCCCTGGAGTCACCCGGTGCAAGACGTGGGCGCAGAAAAGGCCGCCGTGCGCGCTGGCTTCAAGTCGCGCGACAAGGTGATCTTGGGCGCCGGCGAAGACCCCGAGCAAGTGGATACCGAAATCAAGGCGAGCAACGAACGCGCCGACGCGCTCGGGCTGGTGCTCGATAGCGATCCACGCCGCACTAACACATCCGGCGCCGAGCAGTCGCACGGCGAAGACAACGGCAACTCAGGCGCCCCGCAGGGTGCCACCGATGAAGGAAATCCCGATGAGCAATAAGCCTGGCCTCCTCGCGCGGCTGTTCGGCCGGAGCAAGCACCCGGTTGTCGCCTCGCTCGCAACCGCCGCCCTCAACCGGCCATTGCTGGTGCACGCAGGCATGGGCGAGGCACTGATCGGCGCTTATCTCGAAGGCGCGGTGACGAGCGACGACACTCTGCTGAGCTGCGACCGTGTGGTCGTGGGGGCCGACACCAGCATGGACACGGTGCCGGCCAGCCCGGCGCCTGCCGAGAGCGTTGGGCGTGTCATCGCGGTGATCAACGTCAGTGGCGGTCTGGTCAATCGGCCGATGCCTGGCCCGAGCGGAGGCGGCCCCGTGAGCTACGCAGCTCTGCGCGACGTCTTCGACGAGGCCCTTGCAGACGACAAGGTCGACGCGATCGTCCTGCGCCTGGATTCGCCTGGCGGCATGGCCGCCGGCTGCTTCGACCTCGCCGACCACATCTACGCATCGCGCGGCGTCAAGCCGATCCATGCGCTCGTGGACGACTATGCGTACTCGGCCGCCTACGCGCTGGCCAGTGCGTGCGACCAGATCTGGGTCAGCCGCACCGGTGGCGTCGGGTCGATTGGCGTGGTGGGCTTTCATTACGACTGGAGCGCGAATAACGCGCAGATGGGGCTCAAGGTCACTGCCATCTATGGCGGCGCACGCAAGGTCGACTTCAACCCGAATTTTCCGTTGAGCGAAGAAGCGCAGGCCGATGCCCAGGCCGATATCGACATGCTCTACGGCCTGTTTGTCAGCACCGTGGCGCGCAACCGCGGTATGGACGAAGCGGCTGTGCGCGCGACGGAGGCGGGAACCTTTCGAGGCACCGCCGCCGTCGCTGCCGGCTTTGCCACGCGCTTGGGCACGTGGGACGACATGGTTGCCGAGTTGGGTACTCCCGACGCTGAGGCGCCGCCGCAGCCGGGCGACGACGATGAGGCCGACGACGCAGCCGCTGCCGTGGCTACTGCGGGCCGAGTCGAGCTGGCCGCACCGCGACTTGCGGCCTTGGCCACCGCCAGCGATGAAGTCGCAGCGGATCGTGCGGCTGCAATCGAGAGTCGAGTGATTGCCGCGAGCACACTGCCGGCCGATTTGCAGATGGCACTTATCCGGCGCGGCCCGGTCACCGGCCAGACGCCGGAGGATGCCGTGGCCTATGCGACGAACGTGCGCGATGCCTGCGCAGCTGCAATGCGCGGCGGCGAATCCCTGGCGGCGGACTACGTCGAGAAAAACACCGATTTGAGCGCGGTGCGCTCCCAGCTCCTGGCTCTGAAGGCCGAGGAGGGGCGCGCTGCGCAGATCGTCACCACTCTTCCGGCGTCGGACGCCGCGAAGCGGGAGGCTGACGTAAAGGCCTCCCTCAATCCCGCAACCATCTACCAAAAACGAGGTAACTGACGATGGAGCTCTACACAACTGGCGTCCGTAACGCCGCATTTCTGCTGTCCGAAAGCAACGGCGAGCGCAGCCGCGAGCTGATCGTCATTCCTGCTGGGCAGGGCAAGCTGTCTGCCGGCACGTTGCTCAAGGCAGACAATACCAAGGCCGTCGACGGGGCATCCGCCGTGAAGGTGCTCTATGGCGCCATCGATGCAACGACCGAAGCCGCGAAAGGCACGGCCGTCGCCCGCGACGCCGAGATCCATGGCGAGCAGCTCGCCTGGGAGGCGGATACGACGTCCGACGAAAAGCTGCTCGCTGCGCAGAGCCTGTCCGCCTCAGGGATCGTGATCCGCTGGACCGTGAAGCCGGTGGCCTCCGGTGCTGCCCACCACTTGGAGTTCATCGACTACCCCAACGCCGCAGTCGCCGGCACGGCCACGGGTCCGGTCGTCGCGCAGATCAAGGACGTATTCGGTGCGCTGGTCAATGGCAGTAGTGCCTCCGTCACGCTGTCTAAGACCAGCGGTTCCGGCACGCTCACCGGCGGCGGTACCAAGGCTGCCGTCAACGGCGTCGTGACCTGGGACGCGGTGACCTTCAGCGTAGCCGGCGCCTTCACCCTGACCGCGGCGGCCAACGGCCTCACCTCCGCAGTCAGTCCCGAGATCGTCGTCGCCGCGGCGGCATAAAGCACGCCAGGCAACTGGCTCCCGAATTCAGCCCCGCTTCGGCGGGGTTTTCTATTTCTACAAGGACACCAACATGGATCTGGATCTGCAGGAACTGGTCAACTCCGGCGTGCTGAGCGCGCCCGCGTTGTCCGCAACGATCAACAACCTCCCAGCGACGCCGACCCGCATCTCCGAGATGGGTCTGTTCAAGGAAGAGGGCCTCGTCGGCACGGACATCGTTCCGATCGGCATCAAGGGCGACGAGCTGGTGCTGGTGCCGAACGTGCCGCGCGGCGCGCCGGCGCAGCCCAAGGCAGTGAAGCCGGGCAACGTGCGGATGTTCCAGACGGGCCACCTGCCGCAGCGATCCACCATCATGGCGGATACGCTGCTGCGTGCCTTCAATCCGCTGGACCCCAACCAGGACGCGCTGACCGCCGTCGTGGCGAACCACCAGCGCAAGCATCGCCGGGACAATGACTACACCATCGAGTACCAGCGCATGGGCGCCCTGAAGGGCAAGGTGCTGGACGCCGATGGTTCGGTGATCTGGGACTTCTACGACGAGTTCGACGTCCAGCAGATCGTGATGGACATGAAGTTCGGTACTGCGGCGACCAAGGTGCGGCAGGTCGTCGTTGCCCTGAAGCGCACGATCGAGAAGGAGCTGGGCGGCCTGCCGTATAGCGGCATCCACGTTTTCACCGGAGCGGACTTCTTCGACGGGCTGACGAACCATCCCAGCACGGAGAAGGCGTACGAGCGCTACCAGGACGGTGCCGCATTGCGCGACGACGAGCGCACGGACTTCAGGCTAGCCGGCGTCACATTCGAGGAGCTGAGCGGGTCGTTCGGCCCCGAGGCGGCGATCAAGCCCGACGAGGCCTATGCCTTCCCGCTGGGCGTGCCGGATCAGTTCCTGACCCGCTTTGCCCCCGCGGACTATCTGGAGTCGGTACAGGGCGTGGGCTTGCCGTACTACACGAAGGCCGAGCCGCTGCGGATGAACAAGGGCATCGATCTGGAGTCGCAGTCGAACCCGCTGAACATCAATACCCGGCCGCGCACCGTCATCAAGCTGCGGGCCTGATCCAACCCGGCCCGCCTCTTGGCGGGCCGGGCGGGGTCGAGAAGTACTCCATGAGCCAGATCAAGATCGATGTCGACGCCGACAACATGCTCGGCCGGCAGTTCACCGCGCTCGAGCGTGATCAATTGCCCTTCGCAGTCGTCCAGGCATGCAATGCCACCGCATTCGAAATTCGAGAGACGTGGAAACGCACCGCGCCCCGTGTCTTCGATAGCCCCGCGCCGCTGACCATCAATGCGGCGATGTACCGAAAGGCGACGAAGCAGCGTCTTTTCGCCGAGATTTTCCTGCGCGACGAGGCCTTCAAGGGCACGCCGCCAGCCAAGTACCTGCTGGCCGAGGTGGAAGGCGGTAGCCGTCGAAAGAAGGGTATCGAAGTACTGCTGCAGGCCAAGGGGCTCATGCCGGCGGGACAGTTCGCAGTGATCGGCCGCGGCGCCACTCCAGACCAATACGGCAACGTGCGCGGCAGCCAGGTGACGGCGATCCTGTCGCAGCTGCAGGCGCAACGCGACCGCTATCAGAACGAAAACCGGGAGAGCAGCGTCAGTGTGCGGCGCCGGCAATCGCGGAAAAAGCGTGGGGGCCAGTACTTCGCCATTACGAAGCAACGAGGCCGCCTCAAACCTGGCATCTACGAGCGGATCAACACCGGGTTCGGCAGCGCCGTTCGAAGCATCTTCATTTTCACCAAGCAGGCGACCTACAAGCCGCGCTACGACATCTTCGGGCTCGCCCAGCGGACCTGGGACAAGCTGATGCCGTTCTATTTCAACCGCGAGCTGGAGAAAGCCATCCAGACCGCAATCACCAAGGTGCAACGATGAGCCAGCGCGATTTTCTGCGCCGCTTCGATGCCACAGCGTTTGCCGTATTCAACGGCGTCGGCCTCGCGGACAGGGCTGTCTACACAGCCCCTGGCGGCGCCCAACTGCCGTGCACGGTCACCATCGACCGCGATGTCGCCAACTTCGGCGACGACGAAGCTCCGGTGAGCGCGCCGCAAACGCTCGTCACTTTCCAGCGGTCAGAGGTGGAGCCGGTTCGATTTGCACGCCTGACACTGGACGGTGACGTGTTCGTGCTCGACCAGCGGATCCGGCAGGACGAGTCAATCAGCCAGTGGGTGGTCGCCAATGGATAGCCCGCGGCAGCAGCTGCGCGTCGCCATCGGCGAATGCGTGCAGCGCATCACCAAGGCGAATGGCTTTTCGACCGACGTCGGGCTTGCCTTCACCCTCGAGCCGGGCCAGGTCGATGCTGACGCGGCCGCCGTGTTGACGGTGCTTGTGACCAAACAGCAGCGAGCGAGCCAGGCCGCGCTGGTCCGTACGCATCGGCTGACGACCGTGGTGGTGGTGGTCAAGGTGCCCGCCGCGTTGGATGAAGCACAGGCCGCGCTGGACGCCGCCATCTCGGACGTAGAAGAGGCGATGTCGGATCAGCAGGGGCGATACCCGGTCGGCATCGAATTCCCGCAGTACCTGTCGATGGAACCCGTGAAGCCCGATGCCGGTACCGGCTGGGTGGGTGCCGTCGTGTCCTACCAATCCCACCTTCCCATTACCTGACGCCGGCCGCCGGCACCTACGAGGACACCATGCCCATCAACTCCCCTGACTACAGCTATCTCGGCAGCGGCGAAATCCACCTGCGCAAGCGCGGCGCTGCCAAGCCGTTCCGCGGCATCGGCAACTGCTCGGCCTTCAGCTTTGCGCCGCAGACCAACCGCATCAACCTGCTCGACAACACCCAGCCCGGCGGCGGTAACCGCAATTCGGTCGACCGCGTCACCGAGGTGCAAGTGAGCTTCACCATGCACGACTTCAGCGCGGAGAACTTCGCCGACGTGCTGCGCGGTACCGCCACGACCATCGTGGCCGGTAATGCGGTGGATGATGCCGTGGTGGCCTACAAAGGCGGCGTGACGCCACTGGCCAATTTGGCCTCCGAGATCACCGCGGTGAAGCCGGCCACCGGCGCTGCGGTGTACACCAAGGGCAAGGATTGGGACATCAAGAACGGCGCGCTCTATGTGCCGGCAGATTCGGCCATCACAGACCCGGAGGACGGTGGGGCCAACATCAAGGTGACCTATAGCTTCGGCGCGGCCGAGCGCCTGCAGGCCTTGGTCAATCCCAACGAAGAGTACGAGCTGCTGTTTCTGGGCTTCAACGAAGCACGTAGCGGCAAAAAGGTCCGGGCGCAGGCCTACCGCGTGTCCGGTGGCGTGATCGGTGAAATGGCGCTGATCGGCGAGCAGTATGGCGCCGGTACCGTCACCGGCACCATCAACAAGGACACCAGCAAGCCGGCCGGTGTGTCGCAGTACTTCACCTGGGATGCCGAGAAGTGAGCGACGACATCGACATCTTGGCGCCGCCCACGCGCACGATCACCTACCGCGGCGAGCAGCTGGAACTGGCACCGCTGACGTTGGCGCAGCTCGGCCCCTTCATCAAAGCGACCCGGCCAATCATCGGCCGGGTGATCGTTGCCGCGAGCCTGGTCAGTGCAGGCGCCACCATCGAGGTGGCCGCGCTGATGATGGATGTGCTCGAGCAGGATGCCGCCGCCTTCGCAAAGGGTGGCGCCATCGTGGCAGGCAAGCCGGAGGCGTGGATCGCCGATGCCTCACTGGCAGATGCCGCTGCGCTGGTCGAGGCGGTGGTGGAGCTCAATGAGGTTTTTTTCGGCCAGCGCCTGCCGAGCCTGATGCGCGCCGCCGGCAAGGCGATCGACGCGGTGGGAATGACGCAGGCGCAACCGGATGGGCCGATCTCGTCCACTTCCTCGTCGCCCGCGGACACCAGCGGCGAGACGTCCTGACGTACACCCTGGCCCAAGCCAGGGCATTTGCTGCAGCAGCTGTGCGCGATGACCGCGAGCAGCTGCTGATGCGCGAAGCATCCACGGCGCAGGCCGTGCGGATGGCGATGGGTGCTGAGTCCGCCGCCTTTACGAAGTACCTCAAAGACCTGACACGCTAAATGGCAGACCAATCCGCAAACCTGCGTGTTCGCATCAGTGCGGACGTGAACGACATCAAGCAGGGCCTCGCGTTGCTGCGCGGCCAGCTCGCGGCTGTGCAGAAACAGGCCAGTCAGCCGCTGCCGGCCAACAACCCCGTTTCGCAACTGGGCGTCTCTGCAGGTCAGACGGCAGCGGCTATGCGACAGCTTCCCGCACAGTTCACCGACATTTTCACCAGCTTGCAGGGTGGCATGCCGTTCTTCACGGTGCTTGTGCAGCAGGGTGGGCAGATCAAGGACAGCTTTGGCGGCGTCGGGCCTGCGCTTTCGGGCGTTTCTTCCGCGCTGCTCGGGCTGGTTAATCCGCTGACGATCACCGCCGCCGCTGTGGCAGCAGTAGCTTTGGCTTGGAAGCAGGGCGAGGATAGATCGTTCGCTTTTAGCAAGGCTCTGCTTGCCACCGGTAACTACGCCGCTGCGTCCACTGGGCAACTGGAGGGTTTGGTTTCGAAGCTGGATCAGCTGGACGGCGTCTCCCTGGGCAGTGCTCGCGAGGCGGTGCTCAAGGTCGCCGAGTCCGGGAAATTCACGGGGGAGCAGTTCGACCGGGTCGCGGCCAGCGCTGCGCTGATGCAGGCCGCAACCGGGCAGGCAATCGACGAAACGATCGCCAAGTTCGAGGATATCCGCAAGGACCCGGTCGAGGCGCTGCTCAAGCTCAACGAGACCGAGCACTTTCTCACCCAGACGCAGCTTGACCGCATCAACACCCTGGTCGAAGAAGGCAACAAGCAGCAGGCTGTTGCCGAGGCGGTCCAGCTCTACGACTCGCACCTGGAGAGCGTGGCGCGGCGTGCTCAGACGGACATGCCGGCAATGTCCAAGGCGTGGACCAGCATCAAGGATGAGGCCTCTGGCGCCTGGGGTGAGGTCGAGAAGTACGCCGATCTGCTGGACCGCGTGATCTCCAAGCAGGACGCGCTTGGCAACAGTGTCGTCTGGAAAAGGCTGAGCGCGGCATTGGCCAACTCAGGTGGCGTCGTCGGTGGGCTTGCTCGTTACTCGGGGCTGTTGGACGAGATCGCCCAGAAGCAGGATAAGGCCGATAAGAGCTCCGCTGGCCAGACGATCGGCGGCGGGATGCTCAATTCGCTGGGTGCGCTGGGCAGCCTCATCAAGGCATCCAAGGGCGCGCTGGAAAGCGCCGCGGGTCCAGACTTCTCCAACGTGATCGCAACCGTCGATCGTGGGCCGACCGTCGACTCTGAGCAAGCGCGGGCCAGCCTGAAATTCCAGGACGACACCAATAGCCGCTTGAGCAAGACGCTTGACCTCGAGGGTCAGATCAAGCAGATGAAGGTGGATGCGGCGAAGGCGGGAGTTACTGACGCAAAGCTGCTTGCCGAGCGCGAAAAAGTAATGCGCGCCGAAGCGGCGGCCAAAGGCGCCAGTGGCGCCACAAGTCTCGCATCGGCCAGCCGCTCTGCCGGCCTGCAAAGCGTCAAGGATGCGTTCACCGCCGAGCAGGCGCAGATCACCACCAGCACCAAGGTGCTGCAGGCCCAGTACCAGGCACGTGAGGTGACGGCCGAGACCTACTACCAGCGCATGCGTGAGCTGGCCGAGCGGGGCACCGCTGCAGAAGCGCAGTCGCTGCAGAAGCAGATCGATTACCTCAACAGCCGCAACGTCAGCGGCAAGCAGTCTATCGACGTCAACAAGCAAGTTGGCGAACTGGAGGCGCAGCTGGCCAAGGTGCGCACCGAGGGCGCCGCAGCCCTGCAGGTGTTGTCCACCGAAGAGAGCAAGCTGAAGAAGCAGCGCGAGGACGCGCTGGCCTCCTACAAGGCGGCGCTAAACGCCAGCACCGATGCGCTGCAGGAGGACATGGACGCCATGATCGCCCGGGTTGGCGCGGGCGATCGCGAGTTTGAGATCCAGCAGCGCCTCAATGGCGTCTACCGGGAGCAAGCGCAGCGGCTCACCGAGCTCGCACTGCAGAAGAACACCGGGCGAATCGATGAAGCGACTGCCGCGGCCGAAGAGGCGGCGGTGCGTGATGCTACCGAGCGCCGTGTGCAGGTGATCCGCGATGGGTACGTGCGCATGTCGGAGGCGCAGGCCGATTGGGGCAATGGAGCATCTGCCGCATGGGACAACTATGTAGCAGAAGCGCGCAATGCTGCCGGGCAGGTTGAGTCTGTCATTGGTTCTGCGCTCGGCGGCATGGAGGATGTGTTCGTCAAGTTCGTGACCACGGGCAAGCTCAGCTTTAGCGACTTGGCAAATTCCATCATTGCCGATCTCGCCCGCATTGCGGCCAAGCAAGCGATTACGGGTTTGCTCGGCAGCATGTTCGGTCAGCCTGGTGCAGGCACCGTGCAGCGTGAAGCAATCCCGCTGCAAGGTTGGGACACCGGTGGATACACCGGGCCGGGCGGTAAGTTCGAGCCGGCAGGCATTGTGCACAAGGGCGAGGGCGTGCTGAGCCAGCTCGACATCGCTGCGATCGGCGGGCCGCGAGGCTTCCTTTCGCTGCTAAGCACGATCCGTAGGGGGCGCGGTTACGCCGCCGGCGGTCTGGTTGGCAGCACCGCGGTCCCAGCGGCCGGCCGGCGCGGCAATGTCAGCGTGGAGATCCAAAACTTCAGCGGTCAGCCGGCCGCGCAGGAGCGGCAGACGCAGCGCATGCCCAACGGAGAGGAGCTGGAAAGAATCTTCGTGAGGATCGGTGCTCGGAATATTGCCGAGGGCGGAGAGATGGCGGGAGCCATCGAAAGCCGCTTCGAAACTAGGAGGCGCCGCTAATGTCCGTGTTTCCGCCCTACGCTGGGATTTTGTACGACACCGTCCGCCGTTCATTCGATCCAGCCGTTCTGCGTACAGAGATGGAGCGTGGCTTGCCTAAGCAGCGCGTGTTCAACACGGGCGTGCTGATGAAGCTTGCCATGACCCTAGATTTTGCCACGCCGGCCGATGCCATGAAATTCGAAAATTGGTACTTCGATGATATCCGGCGCATCGGTTGGTTCGACTTCGTGCACCCATTGAGCGGCGCTTCACTGCGGGTGCGCTTCGAGAACGGTGGCATTGGTGAGCTCCGGCCAGTCGAAGGCGCGGACCGCCCATGGCAGTGCGACGTCACAGTGGAATACCTGCGATGAGCTCGTTTCAGGAGCGCCGGCAGCGCGTCACCGACGATGACACCACCGCGCCGCTGGAGTTGCTGGAAATGGCGGCGCCATCGTTCGGCGCGGTGCTTCGCATTTCCAACGACACGCGCGATTGGGTAAGTAACGGCAACACCTTTATTGGGGTGCCGTTTCGCTTCACGCCTCCAAAGGATTTGGCCGGCCAGACGCCCCGCGCGCAGTTAGAGGTGGATAACGTGGGCCGAGGCATCACAGATGACCTGGAGCGAGTGCAGCCGAACGAGATGGTGATGTGCCGCTATCTGATCACTGATCGCCTGCAGCCCAACGTCATCGCGCGGAGGTTCTACCTGCCGCTGACGCAGGTGCGCGCTGCAGGCGCGTTCATCACCGCGCAGATCGGCGTGGACTTATTCATGGGACAACAAGCGGTGAAGCTGCGTGCCAACCCGCACACGACACCGGGGATCCACTGATGCGCGCCTGCGAGGTGGAACGCTTCCTCAACATTCCTTACGACGCCGATACCTACGACTGCGCAGACCTGGTGGTGCAGGTACAGCGGGAGCTATACGGCCGGGTGGTGCAGATGCCGGCGCGGCGCCCGCGCGGTGCTGCTGGCCAGGCAGATCTGGGCGAGTTGTCCCGGGCTTACGCCGTGCCCACCGAGAAGCCGGTCGACGGCGACCTGGTGCTGATGTTCGACAGAGGCCAGAGCCGGCCCGGACACGTCGGCATCTTTTTCTACCTGGCCCACGAGGGTTGGGTGCTTCACACCACAAGCGCGCTCGGCAGCAGCTGGCTGCATCGGGCGCGCGAGCTGCCGGATTACGGCGCGCGCATTGAGGGGTATTACACATGGGTCTGATGACCACGCCTGCGAGCAACGGCCAGCTGGTGCTGACGCCGCACCCGGTCACCCTGGAAGGGCAGCGCCATATTGCGATGGACCTGCAGCCGGGCGAGCGCCTGTGCGACTTCCTGCATCGGCACGTGATCGACCTGGACCAGGGCGACTGGTCGGTGTCGATTGGAGGGCGCGTCGTGCCGCGGCACCTGTGGGCCTATGTCCACCCGAAGGATGGCCAAGTCATTGAGGTGCGCGGCGCGGTTGGCAGGAACGCGCTGTACATCGTGGCGATGATCGCGCTGACCTACTTCACCTTTGGTATTGCCGGTGCCGGCGGCGCCGCTGCTGCTGCGTTTGGTGGTGGAACTGCCGGCGCAATCTTCGCCTCAGCGGTGTTTGTGGCAGGCTCGCTGGTGATCAACAAGGTGCTCGGGCCGAAGGTGGAGAGCCCGGCAGGACAAAGCACCGCAGGCACCGTTTACAGCCTTGGCGCGTCACGCAATCGGATGCGCCCCTATGAACCGCTCGGCCTATTGTTCGGCCGCACGCGCCTTGCGCCTGATATCGCGAGCAAGACGTACAGCTGGTACGAGGGCAACGACCAATACATCGGCATGGTGCTCACGCCCGGCATCGGCGTCGGTCGCGTGGAGGCGTATAGCAACGCAGACACGCTTCTATCCAGCTATGAAGGTGTGAGCGTTTTCCACTCCGGCTATAGCCAGATGCCGGAGCAGACCATTCCGTTGTACAGCAACGTGGACACCACCGACGGTGGAGAACTGCCGGATACGGCCGATTTCGTCACCCGCACCACCAGCGTAGACACCGTGCGCATCCAGATCAACCTGGAATACGTGCTGGGGGGCGTGGGCACCTCGGGCAAGGCCTACAACGTCTCCGAGACCGTGCAGGTGCAGTACGCTCCGGCGGGGACAGGAATATGGACCACGCTGGCCACCCAGATTTTCACAGGCGACAAGCTGGACGTTAGTAAGCGCGCGACGCTAGCGGCGGACGTGGCCAAGGGCCAGTACGACGTGCGCGTGCGCATCCTGGGCCAGGGCAACTACGAGGGGGATAACACCCAGCGCAACGACTTTCAGTGGTCGACGATGGGCAGCGTGCAGGCAGACACGGCCACCTACGCCGGCCTGGCGCGCACCGGCATCCTTATGAAGGCCACCGGCCAGCTCAATGGTCAGCCCGACGAGCTGCGTGCGGAGCACATCGCCGCACCGATCCCGGTATGGCGAAATGGCAGCTGGGTGACGGAGGAGACCAGCAACCCGGGCGCCCACATCCTCAAGTACGTCCGAGGCTATTACGACCAGAACGGCAGGCTCATCGCTGGAATGGGCAAGAGCGACGAGGAGATTGACATCGAATCGCTGCAGGGCTTCATGGGCCACTGCGAGGCAAATGGCTACAACTACGACTACTGGCTCACCGAGGAGCGCAATCACGACGAGGTGCTGCAGGCGATCGCGCTAGCTGGCATGGGTCAGACCACCTGGGCCGGTGGCCGCCTATCCGCGGTGTGGGCCGCCGACGAGCAGCCGCTCTCGGGCGTGGTCAACATGGCCGAGATGAAGAAGGGCAGCTTCAGCGTGGACTACACGCTGGCCAGCGCTGCCGACGGCATCGAGTACAGCTATTTCGATAGCACGACCAAGAAGGTCGAGACCCTACGCGTGCCAGCGCCGGGCGTGGAGACCATGCTCAACCCGGCGAGGCTCACCGGTGAGGGCATCGGCCGCGAAGCGCATGCAGCCGAAATGGCGCGCTACCACCTCGCCCAGAGCCTGTTTCAGTACAAGGACATCGGCTTTGCCCAGGACCTGCAGTACCTGTCCTACCGCCGCATGTCGATGCTGTCGATCTCGCACGACCTCACGCAGTGGGGCTTCGGCGGGCGCCTCGTCGCGGCTGAGCGCAGCCCGCTGCTGGGCACTGTCACGCTGACGCTGGACGAGCCGGTGCCGCCGCCAGATGCGCGTAGTGCCTTTATCGGCCTGCGCATCCCGGGCGAGGCGGTGTATCGCACGTTCCGTGTGCGCAACTTCACGGAGGCGACCGATACCATCCAGCTGGTTGAGGAATGGCCGGATGACGCGCCGCTGCCGGGCGAGGGCTATGCGGACTCAATGGTGCAGGGCGGCTGGCAGGACAACCCGCCCCACGACACCGTGTGGATCTACGACTTCAAGGCCACGCCGGGGCTGCGTGTGCGCGTGGTGGCGATCGAGCCGGAAAACGATCTGAAAGGCGCCAGCATCAGCGTGGTGCCGGAGTTCCCGGAGTTCTGGACGTTCGTCAAGACAGGGCAGTACATCCCGCCGGACAGCGGGTCGTCGCTGGCAACACGCCCGATCGTCAGCAACTTGGCGATCAACGAGGACCAGATCACCACCGGTGACGTCACGGCGACGGATCTAGTGGCCACCTTCGATATCACCGGCCCATTCGATCACGCGGTGGTCTATGCCTCGGCATCGGACGGCAATGGCGAGCTGCAGGAAGTGGCGCAGACACGCACCCGCACGGCGCGGTGGCGCATCCCGCGCGCCGGCACCTACACCATCAACGTGCGTCCGTTCGGCCCGGAGGGTCAGATGGGCGTGGGCGCCTCGCTGATCTACACGACCATCGGCGCAGACGCGCCGCCGGTGAACTACGACCTGTTCGACGTGGAGGAAGTAGGCGGCGGCATCCGGCGCTATACCTGGGGCTTCTGGACCGACACCATCCAGTCGGCCAACCTGGCCGGCGCGGAGATCCGCTACGCCCAGGCCCCGGAGCAGGGCGCGCCGATGCCGGCGTGGGACGCCATGACGCCGGTAGGCGACAGCGGCTTCCACACGGGCGCATTCGACTCGCCTATGCCGGCGTCGGGCACGTGGACGTTCGCCATCCGCGCGCGTAACACCAACGGCACGCTGTCGGTGGCGGCCAAGTACATCACCAAGACCCTCGGCAAGAATCTGGCTGAGCTGCAGGAGGAGATGCAGCAGGCGATTGACCAGACGACCGAGCAGATCCGGCAGGGCTTCCTGGAGGCGGCGAGGCGCGACCAGGAGCTGGCTGATGAGCTGACCCAGCAGGCGCGCAACCTCGCTAACCTACAAGCGTTGGTCGAGGCGCCGGAGTGGGTAGACCAGGAGTGGCCGTCCGGCTCGATCGTCAAACACGATGGTGGCCTGTATGTGGCCAAGCAGGACGTGCCGACGGGCACAGCCATCACCGATACCGCGTTCTGGTCTTACATCGGTCAGTACGCCAGCCTGGCCGAGGCGGTCGGTGCCATCGGCGTGGCAATGCAGCAAGTCACTACCGATGTGCAGCAGGTCGAGCAGGAGTTGCAGATCCTCGCGCAGGATGTCAGCGGCGTGCAATCCCTGCTTTCCGGTAAAGCGGATGCTTCGTCGGTGCAAGCGCTGACGACACGAGTTACGCAGGCTGAGAATAATCTCTCAGCATTGTCGCAGCTGATCAGCACGGTGCAGAGTCAGATCGCTGGCAAGGCCGACACCAGTGCACTTCAGGCGATGCAAGCGCAGGTGACCCAGAATGGAAATCAGATTGAGGCGGTCAGCACGTCACTTGCGGCGGTGAGCTCGCGCACCGGTGGCGGGAACCTGCTGCCGAATTCTGATTTCCTGATCGACATCAGTGGATACAGCGGCGTCACGCTGAACCCGAATTGGAATCTGGCGAGAGATGCGCCCGGTCCAACCTGGGTCCCGCCTGGTGCGCACATCATCACAGCCTCTAATGTCGGCACGATAGATCAGAGTTACTTCTACGACATTTACACGCCACGCGTGCCCGTGGTCCCGGGAAAACGCTATTGCTTTTCAGCGCGGACTAGCGCGCATCGTGCGATCTGCAATGTGCTGATGCAATTCTATGACGCTGCAGGAAATGCGCTTGGCGGCGAAATCGCTGGGCCGAATGGCTCAATCACCGGAGGCGATGGGATCTTGGTGCCTGAAAACTCCACGATCGATAAGTGGCCTCAAATTTGGCTGTTTACAAACGCGCCTGCCGGAGCTGTTTACGTGGCCGGGAAAATGCGGACCATCAACGCCATCTACTCGCCGTACGGTATGTACGTGCAGCCGATGGTCGAGGAGGTGGCTGCTTCCGCGACGCTGCCCGGGCCTTACAACACGGGGGCACGGGGCCTTGCAGAGGTGACGCAGTCGATTCAGACCCGGATGACGCAAGCCGAGAATGGCGTCCGAAGCTACGAGGCATCCAGCACGCTGGCGCTGGACGTGAACGGACGTGTGGCAGGTGTTCGCTCGGTCAACAACGGCACAACTGCAACGATCGATTTTGCGTTCGATAAGGTCCGTTTCATCGGGGTGGATGCCGGGCAGGGCCGGAGCGAGATCATCAGCGGCAAGATCTACTGCTATGCACCCAACGGTGTGCAGGTGGTCGCCATCGGTGCCGGTGTATGACGACCTATCTGCGCGTTACCGATGAGGCCACCAACGTCGTGCTGTTGCAGGTCACGGATCAGCCCGATTCGGACTTGCTCACACAGCATATGGGCGCGATCGGCATCGCCAGCGGCGGCAACGGCTCAGTGGGGGTGCCGATCACTGGAAGTGCCAACCAGCTGTACTACTGGTTTGTGGCCGACAGCGGGGCAGGGAACGCCCTGCTCCCATACATCACCGACGACGGCAACACGATCACCTGGACATCGCCGTCAGCGACCTTGACTGCCCGCGCCGGCGGCACACTGTTTTACGGCAGGTTCTGACGTGGCTTTCGTTCGCATCAGTGCCGGTCCCAACCGCGTGGTGATCTCGGAGGACTGGAAAAACCTCGCACTAGCATCGAAGCAGACCATCACTCCCAGCGGAAGCGGTGTGTTAAAGACCTGGAGTCTGACGGTGGCCGGCACCAACCCAGCACTGGCTTTCCTGGGCGAGAGCAACGCGGTGCTGGCGCAACGCACGCAGAGCGGCAACAACTTCACCTTCACCGGCTTCACCACAAGCGGCAGCTTCACTGCGTACGTCTTCGATGAGCCGAACTTCGGGCGGATGAAGTACTTCTGGGTCAGCAATCCTGCGAACAAGCAGGTGGTGTTCGACGCCACGCTCAAATACATGAAGGTGCGCGGGCTACTGCAGGGCAACGCTAACCAGGGCGGGTCGATCACCTTGCCGGCAGGTCGCACCTATGCTGCGCTGGCCGGCTCCACCGGCAACATCATGCTGGCCATCGGTGGCCTGATCGGCGGCGGCCCGCAGTGGCAGGTGCAGGTGCTGTGGCGCAAAGGCGTGGTCAACATCAACGGCAACGTCGCATCCATCTCCGCTATCGACACCGCCCAGGATCTGCGCACCGGTACCGACCGAAATCCCCAGCCACCCCCTGGCAACTACGGCCAGGCCTGGGTGCGCGCTCCCATCCTCGACGTTACAGGCTACTGACATGCTCATCAGCGAAAACCCAACCTTCGGCACGCAGACCAAGATCGTGTCGCCACGCATCGAGATCCGATGGAACCCGGCCACCAACGACGGGCCGGTCGAGTTCCACCTCGAGCAGATGACCACCAAGCCGCACCCGGATGGGTGGACGCAGACGCTGGAGCGCTTCTTCCTGCGCGTGCTGACGGTGCAGATCAGCGACCTGATTGGCCGGAGCTACGAGATCACCGCGCCCTCGACGACCGAGGCCGACCCCGCGACCGGCGCGGTCGTGGAGGCGCCGGGCGAGACGGTCACCGAGCCCGGCGTGCATCTGTTGCTGGGCATCAAGGCGGCTACCCGCGCCGCTTACGATGCAAACGTGGTGACGCCGGACCCGGATGCAGACCCGCTCGCGCAGCAGATCACGATCATCTGGAACCCGATCAACGATACCGGCACCGTGACGTTCCAGGTCGAGGACCGCGGCGCCGCCCTCGGCGTGCTGGCGTCGCCGATCGCCGACCTGATCGCGCCGACCTACGCCATCCGCTATCCCGGCGCAGAGGCGACCCAGGCGATGGAGGGCTGGAAGCTCCAGGCGTTGATCGAGGCGGCAACGGACAGTGCGATCGCAGCCAGTCTGGCGCAAGCCGAGCGCGGTGCGGCCTGACCAGCTGAAGCGCTCTCTCAGCGTCCGACGACGTCGATCTTGCGCACGCTGGTACGGTCCTGGAACTTGATGGACCACGGTGTAATCAGATACCCAGGCCGGAACCGGTTGGCGATCGAGAAGTGGTCCGCGCGCGCGTCCTTGGCGATGCCGTTCACCAGGACGTACGGCGCGGCGGTTTTCGGCACGCGGCAGTCGTCGGGATAGCCATCCGTCTTGAGTGCCAGGGTGTAGGGGGCGCTGCCCAGGATCTCGCCGCAAACGACGGCGTGTGCGCTCACCGATGCAGCGCGGGCGCGCGGCGCGATGCGGGTGACGAATGCATCCAGCGTCTCGCCGGCGGTGGACGTTTCCTCATACAGCTGGACGGTGCGGTCGAAGTGGCTGGTTTCGCCAGCGGCGGCAGGGATGGTGACGCCAAGAAGCGCCGCGGCGGCGGTGATCAGCAATGCGTGCATTACGTTCTCCGAATGTGCTGCGCCGGTCAGTGCCGGCGGCCCGAGGTCATCTCGGCGCAAGGCCAAGATGCATGGCCAGCACACGCAAAAAAACGTTCATTTGAGCTATGCCTGCACGCTCCGTTTGCTCAGGGAGAACTTGATGCGCCTCACGATCGTGGCCTATCAATTCGATAAGATTCCACTGCCCGCTGCTCACGGAGACGGCCATGGAATGGATAAAAATCGAACCCGGTTGTGAGATGCCTGCTGATGGCGAGACAGTCCTCACGCTCAATAGCTACCGTCAGTGGAGCGAGGGAGAGCACAGTTGTGCGCGCTTCTACGTGGACGCAGGGCTTGAGATTGAGGGTGTCACGCATTGGATGAGGGTCGAGCTCCCTGTCTAAAAAAAGCTGGCGCGACTATGGGTGAGCGCTCAAAATGCCCGCATGAAGATCACATGCGTTTTGCTGTTAATTGCGTTGATGGCCGCTTCCGGTACTTCCGTTGCAGCCAGCTCCGGTAGCTGTCTTGAGGCAGTCCAGGACGACCTGTCGAAGAAGTGGCCGGACAACAAGACCATAAACATCGTGGCATTTGGCCACAGTGTGCCGGCCGGCTACTTCGCCACGCCTGAGGTGCATAGCCGGGAGGCATACCCGCGGTTAATCGCCGATGGACTCGCTGCCAGCTATCCGACTGCTGTTGTGAACGTGATCACCTCAGCAGTAGCGGGTGAGAACTCTGGTAGGGGACTGCAGCGATTTAAGGGTGAGGCGCTAGGGCATCTTCCGCGAGTGGTCACCATCGACTACGGACTAAATGACAGGGTGCTGACTATCGAGCAGTCTCGGAAGAATTTGGCCGAGATGATCCGCGAGTCGAAGAAAGCCGACGTATGCGTGGTGCTAGTAACGCCTACGATAGATCTCTCGGGGGATTTTCCAGCCGCAAAATCCACGCTTTTGGGTCAGGTCGAAATGATCCAAGCGTTGGGGAGGGCGGAGGGCGTCCCGGTGGCGGATGCATTCGATGCGTTCAAGAGCTATCGCGGCAACAGCAAGGATCTGATGGCACAATCGAATCATCCCAATGCGAAAGGCCACCAGCTAGTGGCCGACCGAATCCTCAGTCTCCTGAGGTAGGGCGTTCCCTACAACAGTTTTCGTGTTCAGCTGATTCGCTTCTTCGCGCATCTCAGCGAGTATATCGATGCCGGACCCGGGACCGCTGGTCGCTCAACCCGGGGGCGCCTGAGCAACGCCAGGCCGGCCCCTATCTCCGTGTGATCGTGGAGAAGCCTATGGATCGCTTCGTAGTCGCAAACGGATAGCGACAATCACGCTAATGCCACGCAGATGCGTAATGCTGCTGATGGAGTCGGCCAGAAGCTGAACTTCTGGCCGACGCAACCCAAACAGAATTCAGCTCAGGAGTCGCGATTGCGATGAATATAAATCAAAGCCAGACATAGCCCATGATTCCGTCCATCACTGTGTTCGGGCGGCCTTCGCACCTTGCATCAGTTGTATCGAAATGGTCGATCCAGTTGTTAGGCTTCAGGCCGCCACGATAGCAACGGTAAAGCGGAACTGTGCCAGGCAGCTGTGTGTTGGCGATATAGCCAGTAAAGAAAAGGTCACGCTGGCGCATTTGCCCTTCGCAGCCCGGATCTCTTGATGTAAAAGAGTCCAGGTAATTCGTCATTCCGCAAGAATATAGCTCGGCAGATCCTTCAAACGGGGTGCTGGAAATGAATCCCAAAAGCCCTTGACGGGTTCCGGCGTGCTGCATGTAGTAGTCCCGTGGAAGGGGGTACACCGACTTCATGTCGTCTCGAAATATCCGGCGTTCCAGTTCACGAAGCGTGACGCCTGGTGGAACAACCGCCGGCTGTGCGCGTGCTTCGGCAGCCACTGCTGGGGTCAGGCCAAGATAATCGGGTCGATCTGTTGCGGTACAGTTAGATGCAGCCAGCAACAGTCCTACAGTGGCGGTAAAAAAAAACTTCATCTTCAACTCCGTTCGTTGATTGAAGAAGACCTAGGTCTTCCGTGGGCATCTTGCCCGCGGGCGATTGTACGTTGTTTGGCACCTATGGTTTCACGCGTAACCGCAGGGGCTTCGGGGTGGCAAATGCGCGATGGCAGGTCGGGCGAGCTTGTGGTTGCCGGCCGCGGGCGCAACGAGGCCGCTCACCTGAGAGGCGCTTGAGCAGCGCCAAGCCGGTACCCTACACGTAGCCTTGAAGGTCGTCGTGTGTGAGCACGCCCAGACGATGGCCCCAGGACGCGACCAGCTCGACAATCACCGTCGCCTCGGCAGGGAATGCATACAGCAGCTCCGCTTCGAACTGGTTGAGCACTTCCAGCGGCTCGGAAGCGCACGCCAGCCGCTGCTGCAGCTGTTCGAAGAGGCTGGGGGTGGTGGTGTCCATGCGTGCAGTCTACGGCCACCTGTCTCACGCCCTGAGACGGCCGTGCCGATACTGCGGGCATGGACAGAGCCCAACTCCGAACCCATCTCGAAAATCTCGAGGCCGCGGTGCCGGCGCTGTTGAAGAGCAGCCCCGACCGTTGCCACTTCTGGCAGGCCTTTGCCGGCATGGCGGACGTTATTGAGGACGGCGCCATCACGGGCGAGGATGCCCAATTCGTCTCCCGGCGGCTCGATGAGATCTTGGCCTGGCATGGCCTCCAAGATACCGACCGCGACTGTTGAGAGGCGGCCATGTGTTACTCCGCGCTGATCCGAGCCGAGTTCAAAGAGTTCCAGCGGGCGTTCGGCGCCGTGATGGACATCGAGACCTACGTGAAAACCTTCTGGTGGGGCGAGGGAGCCCAGGCGCGGCGGATCAAGGCGCCACGTGCAATGGTGCGTGAGCTGCTGGAGATCGGCCCCCCCGAGCTGCAGGAGAACCTGCGCGCGGCGGACGCGGCCGAGGCAGACACGCTCACCCGTGAGATCTTCGACCAGAAGCGCCGTGTCGGCGATGCCGAGCGGGCGCTGCAGGTCAGGGAGACGAAGAAGGCACGCGAGGACGTGCGCATCGGCACGAACAAGATCCAGCAGGCCCAGCGGCGCCTCGATACGCTCAAGGGCACGCGCGGTCAGGACGACAGCCGGATATTCCCGGGCGTCTATTGCCCTGTGCTGGTTGTCGAGAACGGCCAGCGTATCGTCAAGCCGATGCGCTACCAGTGCCGCCCGGCCGGCACGCCGGCAATGTACGACCGGAAATTTCCCGGTACCTACAACGCCCGCCGCGACAACCTGGAAGGGTTCTGGCGCCGGCAGTTCGGCTACACCCACGGGCTGATGGTGGCTGACCGGTTCTACGAGAACGTCGAAGGCCCAGACGGGCAGAACCAGCGCATCGAGTTCGTGCCGCGCACAGGCGAGCCGATGCTGGTGGCGTGCCTCTGGTCGCACTGGCGCGATCCCGCAGGCATCGAACCCGACCTGCTGTCGTTCGCGGCGATCACCGACGAGCCGGAGCCCGAGGTCGCCGCCGCCGGTCATGACCGGACGATCATCAACATCAAGCCCGAGCACGTCGACGCCTGGCTCAATCCGGATCCGCGTAACCTGGATGCGCTGTACGCCATCTTCGACGACAAGCGGCACCCGTTCTACGAGCACCGGCTTGCTGCATGAATGCGGCCGACCACAGCGTTCCGGTTTCGCCCATCGAGGCTATGCAGTGGCGGCGGTCGGATGAGTGGTTGGAGCTCTTCTATCTGGGCTCGCCTGTGATCAAGATCCATGCAGAGGAGGACGGTTCCTTCCTTATCCGGACGCGGGCATACAGCGAGGGGCCAACCGTGAAACGGTACATGGCGACTGAAGCCGGCGCCCTTCGCTATGCGAACGCTTGGCTATTGAAGTGGCATGGCGTGGCGAAGACCGAGATCGACAACAAGGTTAAATCGGCACAGCTGCAGATGGCGGCCGCAGAGGCGGCCCGTGCCGCTTACCCCGACCTGCCGCCAGCGACATTCACCAAGCGCCGGCGCCGGCGCTGACGACCGCAGTCTGCGTATGCTGCGCCGGTTGCCGAGAACCTGCTGAATAGATGCTTCCAGGCCACCGGGCTTTGTCGTCTGGGTTGATTCGTCGTGCTTTGCGCACACCGGGTAGCCCTGTGCGCGCAGCGATCCAGCGCTCAGCAAAGCGCATGCCCTGTCGTAGGCTTCCCTGGTGTGATGCCTTGATGGTGCAGCCCCGCCAGCACAGCCATACTTGCCCCGGAGTCACGTGCGCTACGGATCCGTAATTGAAGTGCATCAGCGCCTCGTCGGCGGACACATGGACCCAGCGGCAGGCAGGAGGAAGGGGCGGCGGCATACTGTCAGCATGCCGCCGGCCGGTTTCAGAATCTGAGAACGGGCCAAGCGCTTCACCCTTTAGCTGCGCGGCCGAGCAGGTAGTCGGCCCAGGCCTGCATCAGCAACCGCCTCTTATCGATCAGTGCGCCGCGCCGGTAAGCGGCCTCGGCCTTGTTGCGGATCGCGTGCGCCAGCGCCATCTCCACCACTTCACCGGGCGTGTCCTGCGTTTCGGCTGCCCAATCGCGGAAGCACGACCGGAACCCATGCACGGTGAAGGGTAGGCCGAAGCCCTTGGGCGCAGGCTTCTGGACCAGGTACAGCATGGTGTTCTCGGACATCGCGAACGGCGGCAGCTTGCGATCCAGGCCGCGCAGGATGGCCAGTGCGTCCGTCGACAGCGGCACAAAGTGATCCCGGCCGCCCTTCATTCGCTCGGCCGGGATAGACCAGATGCCGGCAGCCAGGTCGAACTCATCCCAGCTCGATCCGGTCACCTCTTCAGTCCGCGCCGCGGTGAGGATGGTGAACTGGAGTGCGCGCCGGCTACGGGCGTCGCGCTCGCGCAGCCTGGCCATGAAGGCCGGCGCGTCACCGTAGGGCATCGCCGCGTGGTGCTGGGGCTTGCGCACCTTGCTCGGCCTGGGCAGCAGGTTGTCCAGATGTCCGCGCCAGCGCGCCGGGTTGTCGCCCTGGCGGTGGCCATGCACCTTCGCCCAGTCGAGCACGCGCTCGATGCGCGCGCGCAGGCGCGACGCGGTCTCGGTCTTCGTGGTCCAGATCTGCCGCAGGCAGGCCATCACGTGCGCCGTGTCGATATCCGCCACCGGCATATCCCGCGCCGGCCCGTGGTCCCGCAGCGACTGCGTCCATTGCTCCGCCTGGGCGTCGTTCTTCCAGCCGGCCTTCTGGCTTTCGATGAGCGCATCAGCGCACTCGCCAAACGTCAGGCCGACCGACCTGGCCTGCACGCGCGCGGTGATGGGGTCACGGCCTTCCAGCAGCGTGCGCCGGTGCTCGACGACAGCGCGCCGAGCCTCCTGCAGGCTGACCAGCGTGGTCGAGCCCAGACCCAT